CTAACGGCTGCGGGTAGCATTGCAGAGCGGGATTTGAAACCGCTACACTATCCACCGCTACAAAAAGATATTGAAAGCAGTAAAGTTAAATATGCCGTAATACCCCGCTTTGCTGCTACCCGTTGTTAGGGGCTGGTATTAATAAATAAACAAAATGCAAGTTGAAAAATTACCGCAAGACGATTGGAAATTAGACAAAATTGAGTTAGAATTTAAATCTTATGGTGAAGACCAAGGAAAATACGTTGGTAAAATTCGTTTTCAAAATGGCGAATACGAAAGTTTTTCTTTTAAAATAAGACCTGATATGGCACAGCCTTATATTGAATTAATAGGTGCTGATATTGTTAAATGTGCTGAGTCGCTTGGAGCAAGATTGGCTGAGTCACTTGGATTAAAGAAGTAGTAAAATCGGGGCGAGGTTATACTTGCCCCTAACGATGGTGCTATACGAAGGAGGCGATTATTAGCACTAAAGTTGATGCGGAGTACAAAATTTGAATATAGCAGAATGTTTCTGCGGAACACCGAACCGCCTCTTTTGTATAGCACGTGTTAGTGGCTGGGGCGGTTTTTAACGATAAATATAAATAGATGGAATTAAACAAAATATATCATAGTGATTGGATGAATAATAATCTACCTGATAAATCGGTGCAGTTGATTATTGCAGACCCGCCATACTACAAAGTAAAAGGAGATTTTGACTTTGTATGGAAAACCTTTGACGAGTACCTGCAAGATGTAGAACGCTGGGCAATAGAATGTAAAAGAGTTTTAGCAGATAATGGAACGCTTTATTGGTATGGAGATGCTAAAAATATTGCCTATGCTCAAATCATTTTTGATAAGCATTTTAACTTATTGAATAGTTTGGTATGGGAAAACACAAACGACCATAAGCAACAAATAAGATTTAATACCGATTTGCGAACATTTGCACCACTTACTGAAAGATTACTGATGTATGAGCAAAGAGGACAAAAGACTGGAGGAGAATTGATATTTGAGCAATTTTTAAAGCCTAAAAATCCATTTTCTAAATACCTAAAAATTGAATTTAAAAACGCTGGATTAACAAATAGAGAAATTGCACAACTATTCCCAAGTAGAACAGGCGGATTAACTGGATGTGTTTCTAATTGGTTAAATGGTGATAATGTAATAACAGAGGAGCAATACAATGTAATTAGAGAATATTGCAATAACAAGTATCTGCAGAAGCCATACGAGGAACTAAAAGCCGAATACGAGGAACTAAAAGCCGAATATGAAGTGCTACGCAGACCGTTTAATAATGAACGATATTATGGTGATGTGATTAGAATACCAAATTATGAAACTGGAAACCACGAACACGACACGCCAAAACCCGAAAAGCTAACAAGGGAAATAATATTAATAAGTAGCAGACCAAACGACCTTATTTTAGTTCCTTTTGCTGGAAGTGGAACGGAGTGTGCAATGGCAATAAAAGAAAATAGAAACTTTTTAGGATTTGAAATAAACGAAAAACACGTTAATTATGGAAACAAACGAACTGACAATATTAAGGCACAACCGTCATTATTTGCAGTAACGTAGCCTTGCCACTAACTACCTACTAACCGATATAAATACAAATCTTTTATGAAGTCATACACTAAAAATATTACGATAAACGTTTCTGAAATTCAGTATGAAACTTTAGAAAAAATAAGAGCTAATAATATAAAAGTAGGCAATTTCATCCGTGAATCAATTCAAGAGAAAATAAAACGTGAGTACCAACAATTAATATTAAAACCAAAAAAATCGGATTGTCCGTTTTAAATTATGGAAGTAACTATTTTCAAAAATATAAAACAAACATCAACACCATTCTTTAAGACGATTGGTGTGATGCTTGATAGGATACAGAACGGTGCCTCTAAAGACATCGTCGAAGGTATTCGCAACGAGAAGGATAAGTCCGCTCGTAATGCACTAAAACAACAGCTACCTGCGGTATGTTTCTCAGGTAAGTTTACAAAGCGTGAGGATAAGGCTATTTTAGAGCACTCAGGGTTCATTTGCCTAGACTTTGATGGTTATGCCACCGACAAAGAAATGAAGGCTGATAAGGCTATAATTTCAAAGAATAAATATACCTATTCAGTATTTGTTTCCCCATCTGGGAATGGACTAAAGATAATTGTTAAGATACCAAGAGATATTGATAACCATAAGAACTACTTCAACTCACTTGAGAAGCACTTCAACTCAAAATACTTTGATAAGACATCAAAGAACATCTCAAGGGTATGTTATGAGTCGTACGATCCAGAGATTTATGTGAACACCTCAAGCGAGTTGTGGAACACATTATCAGAACACGAGTATGTAGAGATGGATAGAGTAGCCTCTAAACCAACCATCCCAATCACTAACGAGAACAAGATTATCGAAATATTGATGAAGTGGTGGACTAGAAAGTACGGACTCGTTGATGGTGAGCGTAATAACAATGTATTTATCTTAGCCTCAGCGTTTAATGACTATGGCGTAAGCAAGTCATTAGCAGAATATGTAATGGGACAGTTCGACAGTCAAGACTTCCCAATGCAAGAGATCAGGACTATTATCGACTCAGCGTACAGACAGACACACAAGTTCGGCACAAAGTTCTATGAAGACGATGAAAAGCTAACACAAGTTCGTCAGAAGATTAAACGTGGAGTCTCTAAGAAAGACATCAAGTCAGAGTTAATGGGATTAAACATATCGGAGAATGCAATTGACGATGTGATTGATACAATCGACAGAGACGAGGCAAGTCAGAAGTACTGGAGCAAGTCGGATAAGGGAGCTATAAGCATTATTCACTACCTATTTAGAGAGTTCTTAGAGGACAACGGATTCTTTAAGTATATGCCGAATGGGGGTAAGAGTTACATCTTCGTAAGGGTAACAAATAACCTCATCGACCACACGTCGGAGGACGAGATTAAAGACTTTGTACTTAACCACTTACAAACTATAGATGACTTATCAGTTTACAACTACTTTGCAGACAAGACTAGGTTCTTTAAGGAGGACTTTTTATCTCTACTATCTTCTGTTGATGTATATTTTATGGAGGATGATAAGGACAATGCGTACCTTTACTATAGGAATTGTGCTGTACGTATAGATAAGGACAACATCGACATCATCGACTATATTGACCTTGGTGGTTACATATGGGCAGATCAAGTTATCGACAGAGATTTTAAGATTTGTGAGATTACAGACTGTGACTTCAAGACATTTATAGCAAACGTATCAAACGATGAACAGACTCGCATTGACTCTCTTGAGAGCACGATTGGATTCCTTATGCATGGATATAAGAATTTATCTTACTGTCCTGCGGTCATTCTAAATGACGAGGTGATTACAGATAACCCAGAGGGCGGAACTGGTAAGGGGTTATTTACTAACGCCATTTCTCAGATGAAGAAGTTAGCCTTTATAGATGGTAAGAGTGTGAACTTCGATAGTTCATTCCCATACCAGACCGTATCAGTTGATACACAGGTACTTGCGTTTGATGACGTTAAGAAACACTTCAACTTCGAGAGGTTATTCAGTGTGATCACAGAGGGTATAACTCTGGAGAGAAAGAATAAGGATGCAATGCATATTCCATTTAACAAGTCTCCTAAGATAATTATCACAACAAACTACGCCATCAAGGGTAAGGGTAATTCATTCGAGAGACGTAAGTGGGAGCTTGAGTTCAAGCAGTTCTACACCAAAGAGTTTACTCCACTAGTTGAGTTTGGTAGGTTATTATTTACTGAATGGGACTCAGGCGAATGGTGCAAGTTTGATAACTACATGATTAAGAGTTTACAAGCATACTTAACGACTGGTTTAGTTAAGAGTGAATTTGTCAATCTTAAGATACGTAAGTTGTCAGCTGATACGTGCCACGAGTTCATTGAGTGGGTTGGACTGATGGATGATAAGCCAACGATTGCACTAGGAGAGGTACTATATAAACAGGATCTATACCTTGACTTTATCCAAGACAATCCAGACTTTGCACCAAAGGCTAAGATGACCATATCACGTACTATATTTTATAAGTGGTTAACATCTTATGGACTATTTGTTACTGGAGTTTTACCTTCAGAAGGTCGTAATAACATAGGTAGATGGATCAAGTTCAAGGACGCAAGTGGTAAGGACGAAGAAGAAACTAATGATGAGCTCAGATTTTAACTGGTGTATAGAGAATGACTTTCAGGTGTACATAATACCTGAACATTCTTTTGCACGGATATGTATCCGAAGGGGAGGAATAACGTCTTGCGGAAAGGACTTCTACTACACAAGTGGAGTAAGAGTTAATGTAGTAGAGCAGAAGGGAACAGTACTGTATAAGTCTCAGGACCTAGCAGCTAAGGAATTAAAGAATGTATATAAATACTTAAGAGAAAGATATGAAACTACGTGATTACCAGCAACAGTTATCAACTCAGGCATCAGAAATACTGCTAGATAAAAAAATAGTATACCTAAACTTCTCGCCACGTGTGGGAAAGACATTAACAGCTCTTGAAACTTGTAAGAAAGTAAATGCACAGAAGGTTTTGTTCATTACCAAAATAAAGGCGTTTAGCTCGATACAAAGTGATTACGACGATTTCAGTTATCAATTTAGATTAACTATTATTAACAAGGAGTCTATTCACAAAATTGATTTGAACGACTTTGACTTAGTAGTAGCAGATGAGGCTCACGGACTGTTCTCAACATTCCCCAAGCCAAATAACTTCTACAAGATATATAAGAAGCGCTTCGGACACCTTCCAATTATTATGTTAAGTGGTACAATGTGTGTTGAAAGCGGCTCACAGATATTTCATCAGTTCCAAGTTTCAGACTACTCTCCATTTCGTAAGTACACTAACTTTTATAAGTGGGCTAAAGACTTCGTAAACATCAAGCAGAAGCAATTAGGATATGGTTTGATAAGCGATTATTCAGACTGCAATATGATAGAGGTAAATAAAATTATCGATCCTTATACACTTCGTTTTACACAAGAGCAAAGTGGTTTTATATCTACAGTTAATAAAAATATCTTAGAGTGCGAGATGAAGCCAATTATAAAGACGTTAATTGATAGACTGCTGAGGGATAGTATAATAGAAGGTAACGGAGAAGTTATTATAGCTGACACGTCAGTAGCAATGCAGCAGAAGGTACACCAACTAGGTTCAGGTACCATTAAATTCCATAGCGGTAACAGTAAAACAATAGATAACTCTAAGGCAGTATTCATTAAAGAACACTTTAAAGGTAAGAAAATAGCTATAATTTACTACTACAAGGAGGAATTAAATATGCTGAATGAAGTTTTTAAGGACTTGATTACCACAGACTTAGAAGAATTTAACATAACCGATAAGATTTTTGTTGGTCAGCAAATATCAAGTTGTGAAGGAATTTCTTTGGCAAGAGCAGAATGTTTAGTATTTTTGAACTTTGGATTTAGTGGCAAGAACTTCATACAAGCAATTGACAGACTGACGCTTAAGGACAGACCAACGAACGACGTGTACTTTGTGTTTAGTAGTATAGGGATTGATAAGAAGATATATCAGTCGGTAAGTAAAAAAGAAAATTATAATAACTCACATTTTAAGAAAGATTATGGTAATAGTAATTCAAGAGTATGATTACTCAGATAAAGAAGAGATAGTAATAGGAGTAGCATCTGATAGAGAAAATGCTATAAGAATTATAGACGAGTATTATGGTAAGAATGCGGTACAGTCTGATTTTAGAGACATAAGAGATAGCGGTCTAAACTTCGATGTAAAGATTAAGGTAGATGGTTGTAATTATGGAGTTACAGGAATAGAATTTGAAATAGATGAGATATGACACCAAAAGAAAAAGCAATAGATTTAGTTAGAGATATGGAGTTTGAAATTCCATATATTCATGATCCAACAGAACCACAGGGCGATGATATCGCCAAACGATGTACGTTAATATTAGTTAATGAAATGTTAAATAATTTTTTATCAAATAGAACTACAGAATATGGTAGAGAAAGATATCATTTTTGGCAACAAGTTAAACAAGAAATATATGGCAAGTAAGTTCCAAACGAAGACTAAGAAACACTATGAAGCCAATGGTTGGATAGTTATTAATACTATTAAGTTAAGTGTTAGCGGCTATCCAGATTTGTTTCTATTTAAGAATGGTAAGACTATCTTTATAGAGTGTAAGGAAGGTAACGATACCCTTAAGCCACTTCAAGAGTATCGAATAGACGAGTTAATTAAACAAGGATTTGAGGCGTTCTGCCTACACGCAACTAAAGGAAAAATATACCCACATGATAGAGAAATTTAAAAAAATAATAGAGTTAGAAACTGGAGTAAATGTAGAAATAGTTTCAAGAAAGAAGGGATTTGTAGAGGCTAGAGCAATATACTATAAGCTACTTAGAGACATATCTAATATGACGCTACAGGCTATTGGAGATACTGTTAATAGAGATCACGCAACAATACTACATAGCTTAAAGAGTGTTGATGATTGGATGAAATATGACGCTGCATTAGCTCTTAAGTACAAGAACATACTGTACGCTATAGATAATTTAGACGAAACAGATTTCAATAGCGTTAGGTATGAGAATATGATGTTAAATCTAAAGATAGTTGAACTTAACAAACAGATAAAGAAATTATCAAACAATAGGTTCCAAGACCTTGTAGATAAGATACCTTACGATAAAGAAGAGCTTTTATACGATAGGTTCAGTACAATTGTAAGAATGAATTGTTAATAACTTTATTTGCAAGTAAGCAAAATTGTTTATAAATTTGATAAAAAAAGATATGGAATATATTAACAGTACGATGAAGAATATCAATGACTTAACAGATGAAATCTATGAAGGTCTTGCAGATGGAGATACAGCAGCATTGAACAAGAGTATTAATACTCTTATTGCTATCTTAAAAGATGTCCAACAATCAAATAAAGAGGGGTTATGACACATACAGTAATTCAAGGTAACGAATGTTATATATTTATGAATGGATTACTTATTCATAAAACAAGGACTGATAACTCAGAGTCAGGAGTTACATTTGATGTTATGGCTTATAGAAAAAATGATACTTTAAAATCAATACAATGAAAGATTATAAAAATAGATACGGAGATGTCTATACCTTCACCAAAGATGAGAATCACGATATTCTTTGGGAAGGTAACTTCGAGTGGTGTAGTTTTAGTATGTCAAACGATTATTCAAGGGCATACGAGTCTTATTGCAAAAATTTTGGAACCTTATTGACAATAGAAGAATTTAAAACCGCTGTTCATAAATACGATGATATTAAGAAAGAATATGTTTTAGGATTTAAATATGTATCAATGGTTGATTGCTTAAGAAACGAGATAGACTCGGTGGATCCAAGCGGTGGTCCATATATATCACGAGGCATGCCGTTAGACTCGTTTGGATTTAAAGGCTATAAGGTTAAAGACTTCAAGAGAATCGATACTGGATATAAAATAATAACTGAGAAAAATGGAGCCAATTCATAAATTCAATAACGGTAGAGGAGCTATGCTTTGTAATGAATGCAGAACTATAATATCTACAGGTCCAAAGACAGATGAGCTTTATTGCGATAAGTGCAAACAAAAAAACCATATAATCGAGATAATTAAAGATGACGAAAAAACAAAGTGTTATTGTGGTCATACTACTTATTGCGAATGCGGACCTGATATTGTAAAGGCTGAAGAAATCTAAATAATTAAAAATATGAAATACACAACAAATGCAACGAATGACATTATAGTCAATGGTCATGAGATACTTAGTCCTCCGAAGGATACTGTAGTAGAGGCTGTAAGAGAGGACTTATTAAGAAGATCTAAGGTAGGTATCAATAAATATAATACTACACTTGACAGAACTGATATAGACCTTAAAGGTTGGGTAACTCACGCAATTGAAGAGGCACTTGACCTATCACTTTATTTAAAACGAATCCAAATAGAACTAAATGAAAGAACATAAACAATCACCACTACAGAGAATTACAATTGTAATGCAGTACCTATACCGTAAGGGAGGAAATAAGGAGTCAGTAAATAATGTTTACCGTAACATAATAAAAAAGAAGTATGAAAAAATATACGCAGGAGTTTAAGGACTCAGTACTACATTATTTTATGTCTGGAGGCACAATCACTAAGGCTTGTGAACTAACTTGCGAGGCACATAATATTCCTTATAATGATGGAGTTCGTAGAAAAGTATCTAAATGGTTAGAGGAGAATAATATCTCTAATAATATAGAGCTTGAGAAGACCGACGTATTCCAAGAGGCTAAGAAGAAAGTGTTTGATGAGTCTAAGCAAAGGTTCATAATCTCATGGTGTCAGTCAGAGACGGATATTAATGAAAGATTTTTTACAAATATAGAGGCTTATGCTAAGCATATTGACGCATCAATACATATTATTGCTGGTCGCTATAAGAATCCAATTTCATTGTCTGCCAGTAAGTCGCTTAAGAATAAAGAAGATTTACTGCAAAATTCTTGGCACGAAAGAGCTTTACCTTATTTAGATGCCAATAGACACAAAATACACAAGCATTTATGTATATTATCAGACCTTAAAATTCAGCCTACAGCATCTACACCATTATCTGGAATTAATGGGCTTACAGGGCTTGAATCGTGTATCGTAGGGCATCCAAGGGTACACCTGAAGTCATTGCCAGTTTTAAATGGTTATCCTCAAAAAACACTACTAACTACTGGATCAGTTTCTATTGAGAATTATACTGACACAAAGGTTGGAAAGAAGGGTGAATTTCACCATACTTACGGATTTGTAGTAGTAGAACTTGATGGGGATAACTTCCATATTAGACAGGTTACTGCCGATGAAGATGGTACATTCTATGACCTTGAGTTGTCTGTTATAGATGGAATTGTAGAGAAGCATAATGAGCCTACGGTAATAGTATTTGGTGATTTACACCTTGGAGAAACTAATGAAGGAGCGCTTAAAGTGTCATTTGAAATGGCAGATAGATTAAAATGTAGCCAGATTATCTTACACGACGCATTTGATTCTCATAGTATCAGCCATCATGAAAGAACACAACCGTTTCAATTACTTAAGCGTGAGGAGAATGGAACAGATAATTTATTTGAAGAATTATTTAATTTATCTGATTTTTTTGAATCTCACTCAGAATATAACTTTGGAGTTGTTCGTTCAAATCATTGCGAATTTCTTGATAGATGGTTAAACGATGTTGACTGGAGAAAGTCTAGGAACAAAATGGCATATCTACAACTAGCTACATCATTAGCATTTGATAAAGATAATAAGGGGGTTATTCCAATGTACTTAAAGGAAGTTGGGGTTACTAATGCCTTCTGCCTAGGAATTGATGATAGTCTTAGAGTGCTAGACTGGGAGCTCGGGGTACATGGTCATATTGGTGCTAATGGAAGCAGAGGAAGCGCTATACAGTTTGCTCAAATGAATACCAAAACTATTACAGGACATACTCACTCTCCCTTAAGATTAGACGGTCATGTTTGTGTTGGAACCATGACAGATTTAAGAGTAGGTTACAATAAAGGTTTGTCTAGCTGGAATCACGCAAATGCAGTTATTTATCCAAACGGCAAGGTTCAATTAATAATTATAAATAAAGATACTTATAAATACACTACGCTATGAAAGAAATATGGATTGATGTAATTAATTTTGAAGAAAATTATCAAGTATCTAATATGGGTAGATTTAGAAGTAAAGATGCCGTTATAAATAGAACTGATGGAAAGTCTTATGTAAAAAAGGGAAGAATACTAAAACCAACATACTACTCAAACGGATACAATCAATTAATGTTATATAAAAATAAAAAAAGATATACATTTATTTCTCATAGAGTTGTAGCAAAACACTTTATACCTAATATAGATAATAAAAAAGAAGTAAATCATATTAATAATTTAAAAGATGATAATAGGGTAGAAAATTTAGAGTGGTGTACTCCATCTGAAAATATACAAAAAGCACTAATATATAATCCTAATTTTGGAAAAAATAGAGGAAGGGAGAATGATAGATTAACGGAGACAGATGTAATTCAAATAAAAAAAATGATTAATGATAATTTAAAAAATAGCGAAATACTATCTAAATATAAAATATCAGCATCTTCTTTTTTTAATATAAAATCTAATAAAACATGGTCTCATTTAAAATAATAACATTATGAGTAAAGCAGTAATCACATGGAACTTAAATGACTTTGAAGAGAATCAAGACTTCAAGAGATGTATAAAGTCAAATGATATGGCTAGGTTGTTGTGGGAGTTAAAGCATAACTCATATAAGAAATGTAGTTACAAGGCTGATGATTCAGGAGAAGATGACTTTCACGTTATATTTGAGCATATTAACAGCCTATTTGAGCAGTATAATGTTGACATTGATGATCTAATAGATTAAAAAAATAAAGCCTCCTAATTGGAGGCTTTTTTATTATTATCTACTTCCACTCTGAGTTCTAGTTCCAGATGATTCTCTACTTCTACTTTCGCTTCTGCTTCCAGACGAACTTCTTCCTCCAGACGTATCTTTAACATCTTCAGGTCTTAATCCTAGTTGTTCTACCATTCCTCCTTGGAAATATCCACTAGCAAATCCACTAGCCTTATACTCATGCTTAATTTCTGGTAATCCATTAAGTCCTCTATAAATATCTCGAACATCTCTTACTACTCTCCAAGGTATTATAGGTGTAGATAATCTACTTCCAACTAATTGACCAGCTCCTCCAAGTGCCTTCTGAGTTTTACCAGATGCAGCGTTCTTTAAGGCTCGTTGAATTTTCTTACCTTCATCAAAAGCATCTGCCTTTATGTTCATCTGCTGACCTAAGAACTCTCCAAGTTTTTTATCTTTTTGAGCTAACATAAACTGTACAGCTGGAGGATTTGTTTTCTTCATATACTTATTAGCCCAAGGATTTTTCTTTAACCAGTCATACAGGTCATCATCTGCTCCTGTTGCGCTAGCTAATGCAAACGCAGCTAAAGTTACAGCAGCTCCAATAAACATTCTTGTATTAGCATTCTTCGCTAATAACTGATACTTCAAATCTTTTTCAAGATTCTTCATGCCTTCTTCAGTGCTAAGATCAAGTTTACTCCCTCTCGATTTAATGTTCCAGTATATTGTGCTTAAAGTAGGAATACCTGCCTTCTGAGCAGCAAGCAATGTCCAGTTAGTACCACCTCCAATATAAGGGTTAAGTATGTTAGTAGTAACTATAGAAGCGGCAGTTAATGCAGCAGCATCATTCCATTTCTTATCCTTTACAGCCTTATCAGTTCTAGTTTGAACCCAAGAGTTAAATAAGTTTAATGGTTTGGATATAATATTATTCGGTTCATGACCTAATTCAAATCCAGCTACCGTTTCAGCAGATTTTAACGATGCCTCAAGCTCTTCTAATGTTATTTTATTTCCTCTAACTAATGCTTCATTAACTAAATCATTTGCAAATCTATAAATACTTTCCTTAGAGTCTGGTATAACCTTTTTACCAGCATCTTCATTTATTTTATCAGTAATTTGTTTTGCTGTGACTAACGCATCTTCAAATGACTGACCAGTAAGTTGCTCTGAAACATAGTTCTTAGCTTCTGATTTAGAATAGCCCTTCTTTCTAAGTATTTTTATCAAGTTATAATGAAAGAATCCTTGAGCAAGAGCAGCCTTGTGCATACTATCGGCAGACTCTAAGAATGGTTTCCCAAGAGCAGTAGAAGTTAGTGCGTGATATAATCTACTATCACTTGCGTTAACAATTAAATCCATTGTCTTGCTCTTAGTAATGAATGGAGAGGTTACATCTCCAAATTCAAGACCATTACCTAATGTAATATCCTTAAATGTCATACTAGCGAGTTTATTTCTTGATTCCTTTAATGATTTCGTATCTACATTATCAAACATAAAACCAACTTTTTTAAATGCTCTTGAAATATATCCAGACGTTGTATTCTCAATAGCTTGAGCTACAGATACTAATGCATTTCTTTGAGCAAGACCTACAAACTCTTTAGCAATAGTTATTGCTTTATATAATCCATTAGACTCAGACCAGGCAACCTTACTAAGTAGTCTCTCAATCTTTTTATTTATAGCTCTCTCTGCTTGTTTTAAATATACTTGATTTAATTGATTTCCATCACTATCTTTTTGAGAAAACAATTCAGATAAGCTCTTAGCTAAATTCTTAGCCTCATTAAAACTTTTCTGATCCAATTCGTTCATACCAAGGGCAGTATTTATTAAGTGGTCATAGGTATCAGATTCTTTCTCAAATAAGCCATAGTTATATAGCTCGGCAAGTTTTTTAGCACTAGTCTTTAAGTTAACCTTCTTCCTAGGTATATTTCTTCTTTCTAATTCGTTTAATGACTTCTCGATAATACTAGCTCTAAGATTATTATACTCTTCTACCAAGTCTTTAGCAGCATCTTCTCCTATTATCTTCTCTACATTTTCTTTTATTTTTTCTACACTTCCCTCTTCTCCAGCAAGTTTCTTCCAATCAAGTACATTACGTTTTTTACCCTTAACTGTAATTTCCTTACCAAACCCAGCCTCTATTAAAGCCTGGTTAACTATATCCTTATTAGATAATTCCTTATCCTTAATTTCTTTTTCAGATATTCCTTCAGTTTTAAATCCTTGAGTCATATCATCTCTAAACATTCCCTCATTAGCCCAGTCCTTACCATACTTTTCTTTGATATGGTTTATACCAAGTTCAATAGCGTCAGCTATATTAACACCAGCCTTTATAGAGTTTTTAATAACTGTTATACCAGAATCAATCAACGCAATAGGAAGACCTATAGTAGCATCATAAGCTCTGCCCTTAAGTTTCTTCTGTATCTTCTCTAACGCAGCTATAGCCTTATCAGCCCTAACTCTTCTAGCTGTAGGAAGTTTCTTATATATTTCGTTTATCTGTTTTTCAACGCCACTAAGTATAAGTTGTTCTATATCAGACTCACTAACTATAGATTCGTATTCTTTTTGAATGGTATTTGCATCGGATTGAATAGCTTTTTCAACTTCTTTCTTAGCTCTTAATTGATCACCAGATAAGAATCCATCTGTAATTGACTCATAGTTAAATCCATCCTTCATGATAGCTCTTAATCTACCCATATTAATAGCTAAAGAAGATTCTCTTAAGAACTGTTGAGATTTTGCTCTAACTAAGTCCTGTAGTTTCTTTAATCCAACATTATTAGGTTCTGAATTAACTAAATCAAACATTTCATTCTCTAACGACACATACACAAGAGCTTTCTCGTGAGCCTTTAAGTTTGCTGTATCAAGAAATTCAAGTGTCTTTTCAATATACTTATCACCATAAACTTCCTTAGCCATGGCAACAGTTTCCTTTCCATGAATACCAGCCTCAACAAGTGGCATAATATCTATCTCTTGAATATTGCGTGGAGCCTCTCCTTCAACTCTCTCTATAGTTTCGCCACTTAAGTATTTTCCAACCTTACTAGACTCAGGAATATCCTTAACCTTATCTCTAAAAGCCTCTATATCATTAGTAGCTTCCTTAACTTTAAAAGAATCAAGTACCTTAGCTTCATTAACTACATCATCGAAATGTACATTAAAAGCCTTTGCAGCCTCCGAAATATGATTAGCAGTAACAATACCTCCCTCAGCAATACTTTTGGCTATTTTAGCCACCATATCGATTATGTCATTGGCACTAAATCCATTTTGTTTATAATCGTCTATATTTATATTTGCATTAGGAAACAAATCATTAATAGCTTTTAATTTAGCTTTAATAGTATCTGCTACTTCATCTATCTTAGCGTTTGATAGCTTTATTTTTTCTTCGACTGTTTTTCTAGAAACCTCTTTAGCGCTAACGCTTTCAAAACCTGTGCTCTTGTTAAATTCTTCTTCATAGTAATTAATTGCATCCTCATCGGATAGTTCGTTTATATAATCATCTTCTGCTTTAATTGCTTCATACATCGCCAATTCTTTTTCAGATAAACCACCTAAAAAAGCATCAGCCTCTTGTTGTTTAAGTTTATCGGACTCCTCACTTGTTGCGCTCACTAATTTATCCCTAACTTCAGCCAACGAACCATTACTATTTATAATGTCAATAAGTTGATTTCTTATTTCTTGTTGGTCTAGTTCAGGATAATCACTTGCTAAGTCTTCAGCTAATTTTTCAATAGAATCTGCTTTTTTGTCAGTAACCCAACCTGCTTTATCTCCAGTTTCTTGTTTAGGGTTATTTACCTTAATTCCCTTTGCTAAAGCGTCTAATGCTACTTCATATTCAGTAGTAGGAGTAAACTTATCTAAAGCGTCTCTAAATATTTTTTCTTGCTCTACTTTAATTTTATTATTAGTAGTAACGCCCATCGCTTCGGCTTCTATTATGGTATAATTGGAGTTTTTCTTTAATTTAACCTCTCCTTTATTGTTTTTATACTCAATAAATCGTTTGACTTCTACACCTTTCTTAGTAGTTATCTTAGTAACGTTACCATTATCGTCGTAGGTTATATCGTATTTAGATTTAACTTCTTTTGGTGCAGTTAGTTTTATAGGAGTAGGAACTATGTCTTCAGTAGGTTTAACCTCTACTGGAGTTACTTCTTTTACTGGTAACTCTTCTTTTTTATAATTTTCTATAACCTTATCTAATAAAATAGCGTCTGGTACTCCATTTGGAAAATCAGTTTCTATTTTTTTAGCTATGCTTAATGCTTCATTTAAATCGTCAAAATATAAATTATCCTTAGGTAATTCACTTCCTTTTTCTCCTACATTTAAAACATATTTACCTTTATCACCATAATTATTATCGTTTAATCTATGTTTACTAGTTTCGAAATATATGTTAGACCCATTTCCTAATTGTCCTATTGGCTTAATTTCTTCAGCAATTTCAGTAACCACCTCTTCAGTAGGTTTGACTACTTCAGTAACTACTTCAGGTTCATACTTAGCGTCTATAAGAGCATTTCTTTCTGTTTGAGCATCTCTATAATCTGATTCTAACGACTTGATTAGTTCTGCTTTGTTTGGTAAGTTGCCTTCATTTATAGCAACAGCCTCTGTTTTAATATCAGCAACTTTATTGTTTAAATCAATAATCTTTCTATACACATCGTCAGGCATATTATTTACCTTTTCTATTGTATTAGCTATTATGTTAGAGTTCTGAGCTGTAGCCTTGTCTATTTGTTTGGTTATTACAGCTCTTTCAGTATCATTTAAAGATTCATTCTCTAATTGTTTAGAAAAGTCAATAATCTTTCTTGAGTTCTCATCTAAAACATTTAAATCGCTATTATTTTGATGTGACTTAAGTATTGCTCCAGCAACATGCGGAGCTGCTTTTAATATATTTGTTAGTGTAAATGTATCCTTAAGAACTGTACCAGCATTATCTAATAACCCTACATCTTTTTTGCCTAAAACGTATTTATTTGTAAAGTTTTGTGTAAAATTAGTAAACTCCTCACCAGATATTTCTTTACTCATATCAACAGACCAGTCCTTAGCCCATTCCTTAGCCCTTTCTTTTACAGTTTTTTTTATTAAATCACCTTCATTCTTTACAATAGCATCGATAACTCTTCCTCCTTTTGTAAGTATAGATAGCGTAGGTATCTCAGATATTACCTCAGCAGAACCCCAAAGAGCTGGAGCTACCGCCATTTGTAGCGGAGAATAAGTAGCTTTACCTTCAAGAACTTCTTTATTCATTTCGGTATATTTCTCACCAGTAGATGAAATACCAACGACTCCTAACCCACCTATACCAGTTGACGTAGCTACAAGATTAGGTATTTGCTTAGATATAATGTCAGAAGCGTAGTTTATAAAACCTTCTGGGCTTTCAATACTTTCCACTGACTTTCTTAACTGACTCTCTTCGTCAGATATATAGTCGTTTATTTTATTTGTAACTTGCTGACCAGCTAGTGAATATAACTCTCCCTGAGCCCCCATTCCAAATTTAGCAGCGTAGTTAGTAAAACCTAATATACCATTTAATATCTTAGTACCTCCTAAGCCAATATTTGTAACTGCATTATCTATATCTCCATACCTTCTTTTAAGTAAATCAAATTCTTGTTTTACAGTGCCTAAATCCTCCTTGTTCTTGTTTATTACAGATTGTCTTTTCTGTATGCTATTTCCAATACCAATTATCTCATTACCTAAAGATACGTACGATTCGTACGTTTCTTTTGGAAGCGGTTGATTATTATTCTTATACTTAAGAAGTTCTTGCTCTATAGTTTTATACTCATTTATTTTCTTGTTACCTATTACCTCATAGGCATTTATAGCTTTTTCTTCTTTTAGATTATTTTCTTGTAAGTGCTCACCTAAATTTTTTCTACTTTGCTTTAATAGATTCTTATCATTTTCATCAAGATTATCTAAGAATGAATTTAAATTATCAGTTTCAATATAATCTTTTTGTTTGTTTTTATATAATTGCTTTGCACGTTCTTCTACTTCAACATCACTTAGCTCTATTTTATTTTTAGCAGCATCCTTTAAAACCTCTTTCTTTTCATCTGATAATACATCGGTATCTGCCTTTAGTTTATCAACTCCAATAGCTCTTAGTGCAGGCTGATCTAAAACAGCGTTGTACATGTCTATTGAAGTGGACTTTACATTATTCCAAATACCAGTATTAGTAAGTGCATCATTTAGTCTTTTATCAGCCTCGACCTCAGCAGCCTCATCATCCTTAGCAGTCTTAAATTGCTGCTCTATTTCAGATAATCTATTATTGCTAATCGCATCTTGTTCTTTAATTACAGATGAAAGCTCATCAGTCTTTCTTAATATTTCTTCTTGGTTCTGAGGAGTTACTTTAGTAGTAGCTAATTCTTTCTGAAGTGTAAGTTTTTTGCCTATTAAAGCAGCTGATTTAGATATTTTAGGAACAGGTTTAGCCTGAAGAGTCTGTTGTTCTTCAGGTGTAAATCCAGTAAATATTTTCATTTTAGGTGGTCCACCTAAACCATCCGATTCCACAGGAGGTTGAGTTTCTTCTGTATCCGATGAAGTAGGAGTAGGTTGAGTTTGTGTATGAGAAGCCAATTGCTTTTTTGGAGCAGTAGGTTGAGTAGCTACTTTTTTTTTTGAGTCAGCAATATAAAGGTCTATAATTCTCCTTACATCATTGTCACTAGCTCCTTGACTTTTAGCTCCTTCTATTAAATTTCTTAATTCCTCGTCCATTATTTTTTCTTTGTTTGTTGTTTAAAGTATGTATCCGCATCGAATCCACTGCCACTTACATTACCACCCTTTTGAATAGTCTTCCAATTATCTACTGCTTGAGGCTTAAGATAGTCGTATAATTCTCGGTATCCACTCAAGTACCTTCTCCTTGCAGGATCATATATTTGAGTAGCAATATTAGATATTTTTGAAATATCAGGAGCTACATCACCTTTTTTCTTACTAGAATATGTAACATCTGCTACAGTTGTAATCCCGTCAACTACATTCTTTTCTTCTATCTTCATCTGTAACTCATTAGTTACAGGATCAATATAAATAGCCTTAAGGTTCTGAGCTGCCCCAGTAGATTTATCTATAACAGGAACATCCATTGTAAATCCAGATCTTGATGTTTTTTTACCACCAACTTCAGTAGATGTGGTATATCTTATGTCTTGAGTTGTTGGAATTACTGGAGCAGGTTTTCCATCTCCGCTTCTATCAGGTGCCCATCCACGCCAAGTAGCTTCCTGATTTTGAACTTGAGTTTGAACATATTTCAACCTTTCTCTTAAATATCTTTTACCAGTTTCTTTAGCTGCTTCGTCTTGAGCTTTAGTAAGTACTGGTTCTGGATTTCCAGATGCGTTTAATTGAACATATATTTTAGAAGGATCTTTTTCAGCCTCTGCTTTATTTATTGTTGGAGTGTATCTTTTTCCATTAATATCTCCATAATCAACAAGTACAGATAACGCTCTTAACGGATCTCCTGTAAGACCATTAGATACATTATTTTCATATAGTTCAAAATTAGCACGAGCAGTTGGATCACTTATTGTCCATATTCCACCAGCTCCAACTTTTCCATACTTTGTAAATTCAGCTATCTTATCTGCCTGAGCATCAAGCTCTTTGTCTAATTGCACTTTCGGTATTAATAAGTTTCTTTGGTTATTTAACCAGTTTACTTCGACCAAGTCGTTAGGATCTTTACCAACAATAAAACCTCTTCCAGTCTTAGGATCAGCTATAATACTCTTATCTGTTAATGATGCAGCTAAACCAAGAGTTTGAGCCATATAGTCAGATGCAGCAGATAGATTACCAGCCTTGTTTTCTTCAATATAAGTGTCGTAAGCTGTTTTAGCATTTTTACCTACAGCATCAATCGTATTGAATGTATCGTTTATATTTTGATTGAAAAGATTGTAATCTTTCTGAGACATCTTGCCCTCACGAACTAGCTGTGCATTCTTACCAACTAAACCTTTAAGATTGTAAGCAGCCTCTGTAAGTTTAGTATTAATAGCTTCGTCTTTGCCAAGAGTAACCTTACCCATTGCGGTAATGGTGTCATTGGTATCTTTCTCTAGTTTATCTCTATTAGCCTGGCGAGCAGCTTCACTATCGGTTAATGATTTCTGAACATTGCTAATAACTGTATTCCAATCAAATGTTGGATTTGCTTTTACTTCGGCTGGATTGACTATTCCTCTATATTCTGGCATAATTTATTTATTTATTATCTTACTCCGCTCATATTAAAAGAACTAAGCCAATCCATATTAGGAGCTGGTAACGGTCCAAAAGGATTAGCTGCTGCAGTAGACATTAGTGGATTATTTTGTTCGTAATAATTACCATATCTTTGATTTGCTGGAGATTGAAAATTAGGGTTAGGTCCAGTATTTATGCTTGGTTTATTCATTCCAAAAGGAGAAATCATCCCAAGACCTGTATTTATTGCACCAGCACCTGCCATTGCAGCACCTTGTTGTAATCCTAACTTAGCAGCATTTGCTGAAGCTGCAGCTGATTGAGCACCTGCTAATCTGTTAGCCTCTAGTTTAGCTAAATCTTGATTAACATTCATTCCTGACTGAGCCTGTGCTACACCTAGCTGATATAAGTCTTGTGCCGCTGCATCTCTTGTAGCAGCCTCTCCTTCTATACCAGCTGCGGCAAGTTTTCCAACTCCACCTGCTAGTTGACGAGAGTCACCCTCCTGAAGAGCTTGAGTCATCTGACCTACTTGAGCAGTAGTTTCTTTTGCTGCTCTATCATAAGCCGCCATAGGAGCCTGTAGTGCGCTAAAAAAGTCTTGACTTCTTAATTGTTCTTCTTTAGCAGCTGCATCTCTTGCTGCTCTTTCTGCTGACTTCTGTATATCTGCTTGTTTACTAGCTTGAATTAAATCAGTAGCTATATTAACTGCAGAAAGTCCCATTCCAATATATGGAGTTGCTGCTGCTAATCCTCCTGCTGCTCCTGCTGCTCCGCCTGCTGCTGCTCCCATACTATATTTTTTTTATATATTCAACAATGTTTTTAGAAGATGATATATAATTACTATCTTCAAATAATTTCTTTAATGTCGGAGTTCCGCTTACTGTCATAATAAGATTATATCCTATACTCTTCATATACTGCTCTACATTATAAAGCAAAAAGTTAAGAGCATTCTTTCTATATTTCTTCTTGGTATCTTTATTTCCAGTTATAAAACCAATCCAACACCAAGAAGAATCACTAACATAAACTGGAACTGCATATAAATCAACTCCTTCTGCACTTACTACGAATATTCTCTCAGGAAGTGATGACTTACCTAGTACTGGAAAATTCCATTTAGTCCACCAATCTACCAATGTTTCGTAGTACCTTTCCTTATTCTCTAATCTACACTCATGCATACTGCAAAGATAGTAAATTTAAGGGTAACTTTTGAACATGTTACTTCCAACAGAGAACATCTCTACTCTTGACGTGTTGTCATTTATAAGCTCAAACTGCATGTAATATCCACGAACACCGTATGACTCAGCAACTGAGTTTTGGAAGTAAAATATAAAGTCTGTAACCAATGGTATATTTCCACCAGTAGTGTCGATAGTTATAGTTGTATTTGTCTTCCCAGTTATCTCTCCTAATTTTAAAGGAGTACCAGCATTATTTTTATATGCGTAAGCACCTATAGTTATAATGCTTCCAAGTTTGTAACTAAACTCTACTATAACAGCTGTAGGATCAGTATCATCAATAGATATAGGCTTACCTATTCCTTGAGTAGAACGTAAGTTCAAGTCTTGAGTATCTGATTCGCTTCTTATATACGCAAAATAATCTCCCTCCTTTAATTCAAAATATGAAGAGCTTATATATCCAGTTGACAAGTCAGTAAGTATGTTACAATCCCAACTATCATCACTATTTAGAGATAATGTATTAAAATTCTTAACAGTAGACTGATCTGCGTTAAATACGCTAGTCATCTTAGACGGATAATCCTGATCATAGAAGCAATTTCTTCTTTCATTAGTATTGTGACGATATAAATTACCACCTTTAAATGAATAAAAGTAAGAGTTCATACCAATCATCATATCTGGTATGTAAGAAAAGAATGAAGTCCATCCTTGAGCAGCTTCGCTATATGATAATGTTTTTTCCATTTAGTCTACTATTACTATTGAACAAATTATTGTATCTGTAACTACTCCAAAATCATCTATCTTATAAGCTGTTGCTAACGAAGTCCAATGGAAAGTATTATCTCCATCAAACGTAGTAGTTAATGAAGGATCATTATACACTGTATCTCCAACCTGTATAGGCAGATACACTACATATAAAGAAAGTGGATATGGAGAATTTGGAATACTTGGGCTTCCACAAGGTAATGCTGGAGTACTATTACTGAATCTTACATTATAATACGCTGGAGGAGGCGGACATGAAGGACATATAGTATATGCTAATAGCATTCCGTCTAATTGTCTTCTGTAATATCCACCGATACTATAGTATCCATCTGGAGCTTTAGTAGTTAATAATGAATCAGTATATACCGATAATGCATCAGTAAATAATGGAGCATCAAGATAAAATATATTACCAGTAAAATCGCAACAAGAATCTAACGCAGAAAATGCATTATAGTTCAAGTATATCTCATGAGACTGAGTATAATCCCATATCATATATAAGTACTGTTTAAGGTCTGGATTATCATATACAAATGAAGACTCATATTTACCACTAGAAGGATTTAATGTAGGAGTAGCCTCGGTAGATTCAAACAATAAAGTAGGAATATCTAGCTCTGTGTACAAAGTATCAGAAACTAAATACTTAAATGAATTAACGCCCTCTTCAAATATAAATGTGTCATCAGTTAGTTTTGTTGAGTTTATAGATATTGTACTTCCAATAGCTGGAATAACTCCTACAGAGTTCATAGCTGTATTAGCATCATATAAAGATATTCCATCAGCTTCCATAGTAATGAAATCAGAATTATAAGCACTATTAAATGAACCTAAAGCCCAGTTATAGTTGTTATGTATGGTTTGATCAACACTTCCAGATGAATTTATTACCACTCTAACCACTGTTATCTCTTCAGATATAGGACAGTTTGGGGTTAATATATATGAAGACTCTACCTCGCAATCAATAATAACTGTTGCTGTTAATGGAAATATAGAGTCTTTATTAAATGAAAGAGTTCCATTTGTATCAACTAATTCATTAATAACTTCTACGACATCATATATAACAGTTATATTTATCTCTCCTTGTGTTACAGAATAGTCAAAACTAACCTCTCCAACTATAGGATTAAGTTCTAATGTGAACTCATAACTACCTACAAATAATTGCTGTGATATTGTGGTGCCACAAGAGTAAATATCCTTAGTATAAGGTAATTTTATATCGTTCAATGACAGTACATACTCGTTCATATAAGGATCAAATCCACCAAGTTTTTGATAACCTAACGCATCTTTAAATTCATCTCTAAACCAGTTCTTTAATCCATAGTTTGAAGATATGTCAAGTTGTTCGCTTGATGCAGAACCTCCCTTTAAATTCAATACCGCAGTACGTTTAGCATCTGTAAAAAATACCTCACCTCCACGAACTGCAAAACTTTCTGGATTGTTACTAATACCATAATCTTCAATCCTAGCTATTTGTGTTCCAAGAACCTCTGGAATAGATGTGATAGCACCTCCAGCAGCAGCATCAGAAAGCAAATTCTTACCAGCTAATACATAAGATATTTTATCTTCCTGTAAAACTAATATATCAGTCTTACGAGCATATAATTTATTGATTGGACCAAATGATTTTTCACAATCTTTCCAGTTTGAAAGTGCAAGATTAAATTCATTAAGTTTATTTATATTTGTTTCAGCGTTATATACTCCACTATAGGTAAGACCAGCATATCTATCTGCTTTTTTAAATTCCTCTTGAGATACAGCAGTAACCCTACTTCCCAAGTAAAAAGGAGATCCAACTATAGAGTCATTTATCTTATAACTCTCAACACCGTTACCAAAAGTAAAACAGTTAAAGAAGTTTAATTCAACTACTGCTGGAGTAGAGATTGTTTGATTGGCTACATTACCAGTATGAAATCCATCTATAATAGGGAAACTATCACTTCCTTCGTAATATATTTCCCCATCAGCATCTTGAGCCTCTGTCTCAAATATCATTAATGAAGTAGCTCTCTGTACCGTTATTTCACAAGAAATCCTTGATTTAGGAACCTTTATAAAATTACCTCCAAAACCAATAAGTGGTAAAAAAACAGCATCGTTAGAACAGTTTGGGGTACCACTCTTACATACTAAATATAATGAATCTGTAGTATCGTCTTTAAAAAATTTATATTGATTCGTATTAATTACTGTTGGTATAGACTGAGAAATAGTCCAGTCACCTAATTCAGGATCAAATACATTTAGATTATCAGTAGCCCCAGTTTCTATCCCTGCAGTTAAGTCTATATTTTGTCTAGTAACAAAATCATACATATCAGTATAATCACTAGATGCTATATAAGTGTTCTTTAGTAAATAATCTCTTGAAGAACATTCAACTCCAGAAAATCTATATACTCTTAAGTTAATATCTACGAGGCTACCAGCAGGTATTGTATATATCTTATTAGGTAAACTCCCTGGTTCATCTGGATACAATTCGTTAGGAATGTGACAAGGATACGCTATTTGAGTATAACTTCCAGCAGACGAAACATTTCCTACATCTATAAATGAGTCTGCTTGATATTCAGCTGCAAAATTAGAAGGTTTTAACTTCATGTATAACCCAGCTGGTTCAATTATAGGATCTCCATTTTCGTTATTATTATTAATGATAAAATCTCTTGGCTTGGACTCTAATGCCAACACTTTAGTCTTTATCAATTCATTTATTATACCGCTTGTATCTGCCTTTACTATTAAGTTCTGATTGTCTTGGACCTTACTTCTATTGTCTCCATCTAATTTAAACCAAGTATATCCAGTATCTTCAATAAAGAATGAGTTTGAATATATGGTTTGATATAATGACTTAGAAGGCTTTACTACAAATTTATATCTAGTAGCCCAATCTGGGGGGTAATTATTTATAGTTGCCTTTATAGAACTTTTTTTATCTGAATTGTTAGCTGGTACAAAAATAGTATTTTCAGTATTTACCAGTGCGGTAGAACTCCTATTATATTCGTCCATATAAACAATAGCAACCTCGTAATCTCTATTACTATGTAAACTTCTTTTTGCTCCAGCAAGAGTAAATATAGATTGAGTATTAGAGTTTAAAAAATACTCGTATGCAAATAAAAATGTTCCAGGATTGTCTGGATCCTCTATAGTAAATTCAACTGCTGGAACCTGTATGCTTAATATACTTGCGGTAGATGTTATTTTAAAACCTCCATCAGCATTTATTATACCACTACCTACCTCAGTCCATCCTGACTTAGCCACTATTCCACAGTTGAATCTATCTGTTATGGAGTTACCACCACAACTAGATGAATATATATCATGAGTATATATAGCATCAATAAATTCTTGACTTGTAGCTAAATCATTAACGTTAATATAATCTCTTTGAAAACTATAAACAAATTCAGTTGAAAAATTATTTAATGGCGGAGTTGTATCAGTATAAAGAGCATTTCCTCCAAAAGATGAATGAACTACATTAAAAGATATAGTCATAAAAGAACCATTAGATAAATCTACCCCAGTTAAATCTATGTCAATCTTAGAATTTTCTACAGTTGTAGTATCTAACGTATCTATAGTATAATCAATACCGTCTGAATATCCAATTGGATTAACTCTATACGCTATGTCTTCAGTAATTAATTCTAAAGAATAATCTAACTGCTCATTAATATCGTATCCATCTACATAATTTCCATATACAAGTCTATTTCCCATAACTGTCTGTGATTTAGCAGTTCTAGGAACATTGTCATATAGTCTAAGCAATTCGCTTTCAGTAAGGGTGGTGTATATCTTTCTATTATTAAATAATATGCTCTGAGTCTCGTTATCCATCCATCCTTGATCGGATTTCCTATAACGTTCAATTACGTTTATAATATTAGAGTCAGATAATTTAAAACACAAGTCAATACCAGTCACATTACTACTGCCCGTATCAAAAGAGATATTTACAGAATTAAATATATTACGCATTGATTTATTATCAAATGTAGCGTAATCTAATTGAAAATTTCCTGGTTCAAATGCTATTTCGCTAAATTGAGATAAGGCACTATATTCATTATCTTTATATTTATATCTGTATGCAAAAGATATGAATTTATCAGTCATATAATTCTCATCTCCAGATATATTTGAAAGAGTTAGTGTAGGTGCTTCTGTTGGAGGAGCTACAATAACTGAAACATCATCATTTGTTATAAAATCAATTCCAGCAACTGGATTAGGATAGTTCCTGTTTACATTTATTTTTCTTGGAGGGTTTAAATTATCTGTCCAGAATAATAAGTCATCAACCTTATTTATGCCAGTTATAAGGTTTTCTTGACTAAAATTCAATACAGACGTAGATATAACGTGATATTTTATAACTCCATTGTTTGTATTGTACGATAATATTAAATCTACATTGCTTGGATCACATACAAACCAATAAATAGTCTCTTTAGTACCGTCTTCAAATACACCTATACATCTAGCAGTATCTGGGTCTATAAAATCTATACTCGTAAGTTGAGTATTTCCTTTTGAATTTTCAACAGCTCCAACACTATTAGATTCACTAGAACCTATTCTAATATTTAATGCATCGATATATTGACCAGGAGGTATTACTCTCTCGTCAAAATCCTTATTCATTTTACCCTGAATAAAATTTACTTCTATGCCTCCGTTAGATTGGTTTGCCATGCTATTTTATCCATTTGTTTTGACCTCTAAGATTCATCAATAATCTTCCAGGGTGCATATTACTCAATCTTATCTTTGCGTTCCTTAAATTAGCTGTTTTATCCTTCTTAGCTCGTTGTACTACGTATTCTTGAACTCCAAATTTATTATTTAATAGTGCGTACTTAATATACGAATATAAAAACTCTTCTGCAAGTTTATTTATAGTAACCTCAGAGTCATCTCCACCCTCCATTCCATCAGAAATATACTCTAAAATACATAACTCACCAGACATTCCAGAGCTAAAGTTAATAACTCCAGACTGTTTATCTATTCTATATGTCGGATTTGAGTTTGCGGTCTCTGTATTTAGACCATATCTTGATCCTACATTATAGTCAAAGTACCACCTTCCATCAATGTTATATCCCTCTCTACCAGAGAACTTTCCTTCTCCAAGGTAGATAGTTTTAATGTTATCATGGATTCTGTCGTAGTCTAGTATTGACGTACCTTCTAAAACATCCCCATCCTGGTCAAATAATACTCTACAGTTATTATCTTGTAAATAACTGTTACTATAATTTGCTTGTATATTTTCAGAAAGCGGTCTAAGTATACCATCTTTATATAGGGAAATTCTAACGTAGTTTACATAATTATTAGGAAGTATGAATTTTAAATCATCACAAATACTTATCTCAAGTATCTTTATTTCCTTTAAGGCATCATAATTTACCTCCTGTATTCCTCTCTTGGCGTGAAATAATACGTTATATTTTGAGACGTTATTAAGTAGCTTATCATTTCCAACGTACATCAGCATAAAGTTATTGACCACGTCTGATAATGAAACGTATTGATATGAACCCCAGTTTTCACCCTCGGGATTTAAACCTGCATTCTCATAGTATTGATAACCAGTTAAATATGCCATATTATCCTTCTATTTGTTTATTAGCAGTTTCTTGAGATGTTCCAAATGCATACACATCAGCCTCTCTAATAGAGATTCCAGCGTATTGTAATATCTTAGAAACCAATGATACTTCATCGAATCCTGGTATCTCAAAGTCTTGGTAGTCACTAGCTGATTGGTCAAATAATGGAGTACCTCCAACTAGAGTAGTATATGTCCACTTAGGATCTTTAGGTAATCTTATGTACTGAGCATTAACTAAGGTGGTAACTGTATCTGGGTAAACCAAGATAGAAGTACTTTCCATTGAGTATACTGGAAATAATATAGACGGACTTGTAAGATTTGATGATAATAAGTACATCAACTTATCTTGAGTAACTCTATCTATTTCCTTGGTATTATTATATCTAATACTATTCAAGAAAAAATAATCTTCTGGCAGTTCAAAAGTTCCAGAAGGAATATCATAAGCTAATGCAACAGTAGATGAGAACTTGTCCATAGTTTCTTCAAGATGCTTTACTACATCAGAGTACCCGCTACCAGAAGCTCTTGCATTCTGTTTTACTATCCAATTATTATATTGGTAAAAGTAATTCTCAAATATATCTAACTGTGCTTGCTTGGCGTATAAGTTGAAATCATCAGGTGTAATGTACCCAAAGTTATTCTTATTAGCTACCGATAATACAGTATTCCTAACCGAATTTATCATTTATAAAACTTTTTACAAAGATACTAAAAAAAAACACCCTATTTTTTAGGGTGCTTTATTAATTTACTTAACGTGATTCTCTAATAGTCGTAAGACCTCGATTCCTTCATCGGTCTGAAGATATGATGCTAAGATATATACTGTTTCCTCTCCAAATGGAACGGTTAGTAATTTCTTTTTATTGGAAGGTAAGTTATAATAAATATCTCTTCCTTTATTTTTTAATCTCAACAAGTCATACTCAAAGAACTTTGCGCAAGTATTTTGAAGTTGAAGCATTGGATCGTTTAACATCTCCAAGAATTGTCGTGGATTATTTCTTGAATATACAAATACATCACGTTTCAATTCAGCAGTAGACATCTTTTCAACCTTAGAGCCAAGTAGTACACGAGCAACAGCCTCAAGCAAGTCGATACTTAAATCTCTTGCCGCAATCTGTGCGTCTAATTCACTTGATAATTTTTCAACGTCTGACGTTGCATCTTTCTCTGTATTAACCTCTTCATAAATAGATCCATTAGCTGGATGAATTTCTAAGAAGTATTGTAAAACTGGGTTATTTCCTGGAACGCTTAAAGCTCCATCCACAAAGATAATAGGTTCTAAAATAGCATTTCCATCCTGTTCGTCCTCAAAAGGACTTTTTTGATTTCTTGCATATCTTAATGCTCTTTGTGAAGTACCATCGAAGTGCAATAATGCAGCTCTATGCGTATTTCTTGATGCCAACATATAAGTAAGTGGCGTATTCTTTTTCTTTAAAACGTAGATTTTGTCTGTTAAGACTGTTTGATTTTTCATTTGATAAGATTTAAAATTTAAAAAAAATAACAGGGGATTTTACTCCCCTGTTAAGTATTATTGATTATGCTTCAAAGATGAAGAAGTTATTTGCACCTAAAGTACATAAAGCTCTTTCAGATAAGAAGTGAACTTCCATAGCATCTAAGCTAGAAGTAGAAGCTCCACCAGCAGAACCAGTGATCCATGTTTTGTAACGTCTGTCTTCAGTTTCAGAAGCTCTGTAACGTACGTGTAAGAATGGACGTTTAGCGTTTTTACCAAGAACTTGGTCGTAAACTGTAGTAGAACCAGCAGGTACTAATACTCCATTAACAGATCCACCTACAATACCACCTCTTAATGTAGCATCGTTTAAGTATTTCCAGTCAGTTTTGTAGAAGTCATAACCTCTACGGAAACCTGTAAATCCTAAATTCAATGACATCTCTCTATCGTTGTCAAACAAACCGTAAGAAACTCCACCAGCAGCATTAGAAGATTGTGCTCCCAACATATCGTCAACATCAAAAGAGAACTGACGGTTCAAGAACAATACGTTCTCTTCGATAGCTCCTTGTTTGTCAAGTCTTTGGATAATAGCATCAAAATCAGCTAAAGCAGTTGGATTTCCACCACCCCAAACATTTCCTCTATCATTGATAGAATAGAATAAACCTTCAGAACCTTTATTTCCGTAAACGCTTTGAGCAGCAGCTCCAGAACCAGCTTCAGCAGGAACAGCTTCAATCATACTCATTTCTAAGTAGTCATCAAAACGCAAACGAGTTTCGTGCTCTGATTTAATGTACCATAAGTAACCAGTAGCTCCATTCTCAGTAGTTACTTCTACCCATCCGATTTGTGCCATATCTGAACCAGATACTGCATATTTATCTTTGATGATGATTGGGCTATTCTCGAAGATGTCATCAACTGACTCAAGAGACTCTTCCATTCCTTCAGTTCCTTTTCTAAACTCAGAACCGTAAACGAATGCAGTAATTGTAGCAGTACTTCCAAACATTTGACCAGTCCCAGCGTAGTAGGCTACATCAAACGTACCTAATGTGTAATCTACATCAGTAATGATAGCCTTGTTTGAGTTAGCAGCAGTTTGGTTAGATGATAAGAAAACTGTTTGACCTTTTCTAAAAGAAATTCCTCCAGATATAGTATCATTCACTGTAATAGTAGCTGTATCAGCACCAACAGTAACGTCAGTAGAACAGTCTACATATTTAGTGTGTAAACGACCTTGTTCTGCCCATTTGATAAGGTCAGAGTTAGATGGCATCTCAGCTCCAACTGCTCTTAAGAAAGATGCAACTGAGCGATTTCCGTAACGTTCAAATTCTTTCTCATAAGTATCAGGAAGATACTGGTTCAAGAAGTTGAAATCCGTGATGTAATTTGTAGAAAGAGTTTTTCTTTCTGACGAAGGGGTTAATGCAAACCCAGGCGTTGGTAATACTGACATAGTCTTGTTTTTTATTGTTTATAACTTCTAATTTTTAGTCCTCTACCACTATCGCTATCCGAAGCTGTTACTTTAAATCCTGACTGATTTGTAGATTGTGGTACACTACGTGTTTCCATATCTATGTTCTTAATTTTTCTTGTGCTATCTAATAGCGCATCAGTTTTGCCTTGCTCATAAAAGAACTTAGCCATTTTTTCAGGATTCATAGCTGCTGCTAATGAACGGTGATAACCTTTAGCATCTGATATTAGTCCATTTGCATCTAAATGTTTAGATATAAAATTTGTAACATCTGATTGAGCTTTCTTTAATTCTAAAGTATCTCCAGGTAAAAACGTTATACTCTTGTCTCCAACATTGAACTCAAAACCTTTGAACTCGTTAGAAAAAATTTCTTCAGTCTTCTTTTGAAAATATTCAGATTTCCTAGAACTCTCTTGCTGATAGGTCTGTGATTCTTGAACATATTTCTTGTAGGCTTCGTAACCTTCCTTTTCTTCATTTGAAACAGAGCTTCCAGCCGACTCGACAGGCACTCTATACGCTTCTTTTGAATCATCAAAAAATTTCTTTGCCTTAGCAAGTTCTTTTTTCTTAGCAATTTCCTTCTTCTTAATGTCTTTTGGCTCATCAAGATCCTCGTCATAAGCAAATTTATCCTCGATCATATATTCAATATCATCTTTATCTAAATCTTCTTCTGTATGAGAGTAGTACTCTGCTAATAATTGTTCTGGACTTAAGTCATCATAGTTTCTGCTTAACTTAGCAAAATCTTCGATGCCTCTTCCAGTTTCTTTTTTGTACTTGAAGTATGCAGATACATCGCCAGGCAATTCTTCTGCTTCTTCTCTTTTTTGAAGTAACTCATCAATTGAGCTAACCTCTTTATTGTATCTATTCTTAATATATGAAAGAACGTCTGAGTCTCCATATTCTGGAGTAACTACTTCTTCTGTAGTAACTATTCCTTCAGGAACTACCTCATTATGCTGTTGTAAACTTTCTTCGTGCTTATCTAAAAGCGTTTGTTCAACCTCTTGGATAGACTTCTGCTCAACAGATCCTACCTCTTTTACTGTAAAATTTTCCATTTGATTTAATTTTTTGCAAAGTTAACTATTTAATTTATATATTATTTAGCAGTTCCACTTGTCTAATGCAAGTTTTTTTCTTGTAGGCTCACCATTAGGTTTCTTCATAGGTCCTGGCATTCCTGACATCCTAGCGCAGAAAGATTTTCTACGCATAGCGTCCTTACTTCCAGGTTTTAACTTAGAAGGTTTAGTTGTAACAGCTGTTTGAAGTTTACTTCCAGGATTTTCTTTTCTATAAGAAGCAACTCCTTTAGCATTTAAACCACCTGTTTTACTTTTTCCCTCGGCTCTTTGCCATGCTGCTGTTTTTGCCATTTATTTTACGTTCTTGTTTAAGCATCTCTACTGTTGGTTTTTTACCAGAGCCTTTATTTGCTCTAATATTATTCCACAATGAGTTTTCTACTCCTAATTTATTTATCATTATCTTGGTCCGAATTGCGATAAGTCAAACGAATCTAAACTATCATTTGTAGATTCAAAATCTACTGGAGGTAAATTATTCTTACGTTGATCTATCAGTTTAGATTGCTGTGTATTCTGCAAACTAACACGCTTATCCTTAGCCTCTTCCTTCATTTGTTCCTTAGACTTAGTATTTTGAACTTCAATTCCTTTTAGCTGCATATTATAATTAAACTCAACCTCCATTAACTGTAACTTAGCTTGTACCTCTGACTGCATCTTTTGAATATCAAATGCTGATTCAGCTTGTTTAACTTGTAACTTAGCTTGTGTTTCAGCCTGTATCTGCTGCATAGCAACCTGAGCTGCCAACTGCTGTGATTGTTGCTGCATCTGACCCTGCATCTGCTGAGCCTCTTGAGCTTGCTTTTGCTTCTGTTCTTCTCTCTTCTTTCTCTTAAGTTTAAGAAGTTGATTAGCTAGTTTAAGATTCCTAACCTCTCTAATATCTATAGCATCTTCTAATAATATAGAATCACGAGATAATGAGATTTGTATATTCTGTTCTAACTGAGCCTTCTCTTCTTCATCTGGAGATACCTCTATAAAAATACCAAAATCATAAATATATAAATCTTTAATATCTTCTAAAATACCGACACTATACTTACCGATCTGATTTATAAATTCTTCTTTAAAGTCAGAATACTCTAAAATATCAGCAACTCTATAAGATATAGCCTCTGATAAAGATCGTGTTACATATAGACTTGATTCTAATATGTGTCTTGTAGCTGTGTTTGAATTTAAAGCCGCTAACTTTTGAACACCAACTAATGCATCTGGGTTAGGAGTAGATCCATCACGAGCCTCATTAAGACCAGTAACATCTCTAATCATACCCATATAGTGATTATAACTTCCAATTAAACTTTGTAGTTTTCCTTGACCGCTATTTGTACTTAATTCTTGTATTGGAATCCTTGCATTATTAAATTCACCATCTCCAGTATAGCTTCTACCAATTACACTACCAGTTTGGAAGTATAATCTTAATGCATCTTCTGGATTATATGCAGCACCTGTTCCTAAATCAACCTCGTTAATACCATCAGCATCAATAAATACCCCATCTGGTACAACTCTTGAAAGAACTTGTTGCATTTTAAGGTGAATGATCTGAATTAAATCAGCAAATGGAATCATTCTTTTTACTAATGATTCAATATTACCCTTATACATTCTTGGAGCAACTGCTACATAATTAGATATTGCATGTTGAGTAGCAGACTTAGGACGAACCATATTTTTAGATAGCTCCCACTTCAACATAATTTGAGTACCAGCCACCATTATACCATCATACCAAACATCGATAGTTTTCTCAACCTTCTCGAAGTTACCTTCATCCATCATCTCTTGTGGTGGATTAAATGTATCATCTTTAGGTATCATCTTCTCAGAACCGTTCTCTAACTTCTTTTTCTTATAAACTATCTTCTTAGTGGTCTTATAATTAAAGTATAATAATGTAGCCGTATCTTTACTAAACATACTATTATCATATACTTGAGCAGAGTTATAAAAGTTATTCCAAGACTGACCGTATTTAGATATTTCAGCTAAATCTTCATTTGTAAGTGTAGGATCTATTTTAACTAATTCGGTAATATGAACCGTCTTAACTTCTCCCCAATAGAAACAATCCTTAAAGTATGGATTTTCTGTATAACTATAGATTACATTTGCTGGATCTACATATTCAATCCTTACTCCGTCTCCTTGTAAGAACATGTGTTTAGCCATACCCACACCGATAGTAGCTATATCTAAGTCAATACTCTTACGAATATCATTATATTTATTATCGTCAAATATTGTATTAATTGCTTGTTCTTCAGCTATTTCAATTGCAGGCTTATAATTAATCTGCATAAACAATGATAACTCATCATCTGTCTCTGGAAGTTCTTCTGGAGGAGTATCGAATGCATCAATTCCAAACTTATCTTTAACATTTAATAGTAAATCCTTAGCAGCCATGTCGGTCTGAACTGATTGTTGGAATCTATTTCGCTTATCAGTAGACATAGCATCTTGCGCATAAGCCTTTACCTTAAACATTCTATCAGTCATTCCGTTAACTACAATATCAATAAACTTTGGTATAATAGGAACTGGAGTCCAGTCTAAATTTAAATGGCTTAAATCGCCATCAACAGAAAGTTCGTTCTTATACTTACCAATAGACTGTTCGCCTCTTGCATAAAGCCTTAGTTTATGAAAGTTTGCACGTTGGTCGTAAAACTTACATCCGTGACTATCCTTTTTAAACCACTCATATTGAATTGCGGTCCCTATTTGCAAACCGTATTCAACAGATTCTTTTTCTTTATCTGTAGCGAATTGATTAGGAAAGCTGACTTGAGGTGTGCTTATTTTTATATCTTTCATTTATTTATATATGTTTCCACGTTTTTCTATTCAATATACTAGTTACATTAGATTTAGATATAGAATACATTTCAGATAATTTTTTATGGCTATATTTATTATTTAAATATAAATTCCTTATCGATAAAACATCTTTATCATTTAATTTTGAAGAAGTATTACACTCTCCTCTTTTTGCTGATTTTATTTTATTATCCAAATGTTTAGCAGATATTTTTTTGCCATACATATGATTATTTACACCACTATTAGCTAAAGATATTTTATCTTTATGCTCTTGACTAAGAACCTTTCCTTTATGAAATAGAGATACCTTGTCTCTTTGTTCTTGACTAATGATTTTTCCCTTATTAGGAATACTCATTTTTAATTTAGAATCGTCTGAATGAATTAAACCCAAACAGCCGTCTCCACCATTAGTTAAATTACATAAAGTTCCATTACTCAAATCTTTTCTTCCATGCAGACTTATAAATTCAATTTCTTTTTGCTTTATAAGTTCATAGTCATCATTTTCAAATAATATTTCTACATCATATTCAGTTTTAGAAACTATATTTAACCAATGAGAATTTCTATTTTTATTTGAATTTGCTCTCGAATATGTTTCATCAGAACCTATCCCTATATAAAACGGAACATTTTTATCTAACCTAATATGTCTATATAAATAAGCCATTTATCTTATTATTTCGCTACGTGTTCCGTTATTATTATACTTTGCAAAGTTAAAGATTATTTTCGATTCTTTTTTAACTTGCAGATAAACATTCTTTTGGTTAGCCATTATAGCTAATCCTGAACTAATTGCAGCATCAAACTTAGTTCTATTGTTAATATCAAACTTAGCCCACTCTTCAATTGTTCTTGTAAAGTACATCGAGCCCATCTCATCGGAGTCTCTATACGTGCCCTCTAAATCAAGTCCTACATACTTCTCAATATAAGACTCAATTGCCGCTGCGTGAGACTGCTTAACATCTTCAGATGAGTTAGGAATACCACCAAGCTCTTTCTCTGTCTTAGAAAGGTTAGTATAGTGCTTGTCTGGTCTATTCATAGAGAATCCTCTATAGCCTCTATTCTTAAAATGGTATAAAAGTCTTGGTTTGTTATTCTCAACTAAAATAGGCATTCCATAAAATATACACGCCATCAGTACTTCTTCAAAGAATATCTCTGCCGTCTGTGGTCTTGCAATATACTCTAAAAAGAATTGATTACTTGGTGCATTGTCCATATTAAACTTAGTAAGTCCATGGAGAGATCCGTTAGATCCGCCTCCACCAACAGTACCTGATATATCGTACGGATCACATCCAAATGCACCAATGTGGTCATTTCCTGGATGCTTCATTCCGTTCTTGTGTATTACATTGTTCTGAAGATCCTTCTCAGGAATCCATGATACATTAAATCTACCTCTTGGATCTGGAGTCCAAACTACCTTAGTATCTTTCGCTCCATTTAACCAACTAAAAGATCCTCGTGTAAGTACCCTATCTCTAATTAAAGAGTCATTATAGTCGATCTGCTGATAGATCTTTGTTAAATTGAATATTGATGACTTACTCTCATCTCTGAAGGCGTGAGACTCTGTTCTTGAGAACTGTCTATAGAACTCATTAAGTGCATCAGCATCGTTCTTCAAGGATGCAACCTCATTCTCCCAGTAATCAATAGCACCGTTAGAAATCATCTGACCATCAATACCAAGTACTGGTTTCTCAGGCTTTCTAAATACTGGCATCCCATATCTATCAATATATCCCTCAAAGTTCCATTCCATTGGAATATAAAGAGAATACATACCAGATTTGGTTTGACCATTGGCGTTACGAGTTTTTACATTTGATTCTTCGTATAATTTTTTGAAGTTAGCACCTCCCTTTTCAAGTGCGTTAGGTGTTGAACCCATCATACACTTTCCGATAATTTTAGATCCTAACCTAAGACATGTCTTGGTTACACGCCAGTTATTTAAAATATTATCGGGCTTGATCCATTTACCAGACTCGTCATGTACGAGAAGAAGTAATTTCTCACCATCATAGCTATTGTCCGCTGTATTCTTCCAGTCGATTGTAGTATCAAGACCTTTTATATCAGAATTATTATCTGTACTTTCGTACATATTCTTCTTAGTAATCTTAGCCGCAGGAACTCTAAATGCAAGTTCTGTCTTTGGCTTATCCATACCATCCTGAATAGGTTTAAAGAAGAACGGATAGTTATTTATAATTGGAACTACCTTGTTGGTAAACATTGTCTTAGCATCGTTACCAGTCTTTGATAATATTCCAAGTCTTGCATCCTTTGCAAGTGTTCCTGTATTAGATAGTTCATTTGAACCCATGAACGAGAATCCAGAACGTCTAATCTTTAAGTAAACCATTCCAAAGGAACGATTATCTGCCTTGCAAGCCTCCCAAAATATAAAGTATATTCTATTAGCCTCACGATAATCAGGTAGTCCAACATCTATCTTAGTCCACTGGAGGTACATATAATGAGATCCAGTGATGTACGTCTCTACTCCATTATTCATGAAGAAGAATCCGTGCTCTCTTCTGTCAAACTCTCCCTCTATATAATCAACCCACTCATCCTTAAAATTCTTAGGCATAGTGTGCCAGTTGAATATAGTCTTAATATTACTAAGTTCTTTAGGATATTCAGATGGTTCCCAGTACTGATTTTCTTTTTTATTGTCACGTTTATATACTAAATTTGTTACAGAAGGGAGTGCAACTAATAGCCCACTTATATTGTAAATATCACCGATAGTTCCATCCTTAGATATAACCACCATATCATACTTTTCGTTATAACCATACTCCCAGCCCTTGTTTTTGTTTTTATTAACAATAACCGTCTTAGGAATGTGGTCGTGAACTATAGTATATAATTTATTTTGATCGTCGTTCTGCAAATCCTTGTACTTTAGGTTCAGTTTTTACACTGGTTACAGAATCGTCAATTAATTTTTCTTGCTCTAACTCTATTCTACTAAGAATATGAAAGGCATCTTCTACAGCTAAGCGTTTTGTTGATGCTGCATTCTTTAATTTATCAGATGAAAGATCGTCATCACCGCCTCTTATTATAGTATCCTCAGCAATTTTAATTAACTCTTCAACCGCTTTATAACCAGCAGCTATAATTTTATGTTTTAATTCTTTAGATTTATCCATTACGCATAAATTAAATTACTAGGGTTTCTTTATTTAATTCCATTTTAATGTAATATTTTTAGTAAGCATTCTATACAGCTTCTCTTCATTTATATAAAATGGGTACTCACTATTTGGCTCAAACGAAATCTCATTTCCAATGCTTAGACCTAAATCTAGCAACTCTTGATTTATATATTCTATCGTACCAACTAATGGCTCCTCTAATGTATTCTTATATATTACAGAATCCTTAGATTTTATTGGTTTAATAAAGCAATATTTAGAGTGAGCACTCCATTTATTATTATGAAAATACATAAAGAACTGCTCGTCATCTACCATAAATAAATCATCTTTAAGATAACTAGCTCCGCTCTTTTCATTTCCTTTCATGTCATAATATAACTTGAATACGTTATGATGTACAAGTAGTAAATCACCGACTATTACATCTCCCTTATATCCAATAGGAGTAGATACTACTACACCTAATCTATTTGATACTGTATGATCCTCTTGAGATGTGCTTACAACTAAATCAATACCTCCTATTTTCTTAGTATTATTATATCGCTTACCATCTAATGGCTTTACGATAAAGCAGTATGGAGATTTCATTTAGAAATTTATATTGTACTCTACTGAAACTGGCATATTAGAGTTGAACTCCTTCCAAAGCAATACTTCATTAGAATCGTTCTCTATCCATACCTTAATACTATCCTTTAACTCATCAAAAAATATAAGATGTATCTTATGAGAACCTCCAAGTACTTCTTGATCTTGAAGATAGCTCATAGCATTTTTATAGTCTGGTCCTATAGATATTTTACGAATATCCATTAGTTATATACTCTAATTTCAATCATAGTTCCTTGTAATCCGTCAACATAAGCATCATCTCCGTTAAACTGATACAATATAACTCCAGTAATACCATCTTTATTATTATATTTAATAGTCTGCCACAGTCCATCATCTGGTCTACAAGATACTTGACAAAATGCTACTGTTTTATTACCAGTTAATAATGTTCCAGCGTTAGCTAAATATGTTCCAGATTCATCACGAGTCCAAGTAATTTCTCCAATATCATTATATATAACTGTAGACGCTGGATCACTTATTCCAGATTGATTCAATAAACAAACATAAGACTTATATGGCAATGCTCCTAAAGCAATAACATCACTAATCTTAAAATTCATTGTAACATCATTGTTCTCTACATCTGTACCAATTAATAAGTCGTCAATTGTAGGTACTGATATTTCTGGGTATAGACTAATTTTTGTCATTTATCTCTCCTGTTTCTAAGTTAATACTAATATCGCCATACTTCTCTAGTAAATTAGTTTCAACATCTTTATATGATAAAGATATTTTTTCTAATTCAGAAAATATTACAGTCTTGTTGTTTTCTAATCGTTTGATTGAAATTTCATTATCTGCTAATGATGTTTTTAAAGAGTTAAACTTTAGGTTAGCCTCTTTCAATAATTCTAATTCTTCTGTAGTTACTGTTTTCATTTTATTAAATTTTTTACAAAGATAGTAAATTATTCTTTATTATAAAAAGTTCTACTTTCAAAATCAAAATAAGGATTTTCAAAATATTCAGTTAATAATTCATCTATTGCAATTTCATTTTCTAATAAGTGTATTTCAACTATTGAAGCGTATAAAACTTTACCTGTAAATTTGTCTATTATTGTTAGCATTAGTTTGTTATATTTATTGATTCTTGATTTGCTATATCTGTAGATATAGTATTAGTTACTGCAAAAATTATATATTTGCTTTGTGTTAAATCATAAAGAACTGACTGCATTGCTGTTGTTACTGGAGAAGTTTCTGAAGTTGAAAACACGGATGGATAACCCCTTAAATTAGTACCATTTAAAGAATAATGTCTTGTAAATAAGGTAAAAAATTGAGTAACAATAATTGGATTACTTGCAGCTATTATGGTCGCACCTGTTAAACTTTCTATTGAATTAATATAAATTCTTATAGTCATAGTGCCTGTTCCACTACGAGTAAACATTGATGGGTCAATTTTTAAAGTATCTCCAGCAACAAACGTATTTGCAGGAATTAAATAACTCGAAATCATAGTATTTACAACTGTTCCTGTTACTGTTTTTTGAACAGCATTTTTTACAATATTTTTAACGGAATTGTTTAATTGCGTTTGAATAGAACTTGTAGCTCCTTTTACATAACTTAATTCAGTTAATGAAGGATATGTTGCAGTATCTAATGACTGAACGTTTTTACTTGCGTCTAATGCCAATAACTGTGATGCAGTTAATGAACTTAATATTGGAGTAGTTGATAATGTCTTTGCTCCTGCTAATGTTTGCGCTTCTGTTGTTACTAATCCTCTTGCAGTTGCTGATGCAGACGGTAAATTGAATGTATGTGTTTCAAGCGCACTATCGATATTAAAATCTGTTCCTGAAGTTCCTACTGCTAAATATTGATTATTAGAAGTTAACCCATTAATCGCAGAAATTCCTGACGAAAAAGTAGTAATTATTTGGCACAAATGACCATCCTCAGTATGTAACGTAGCTGTTCTTCCACCTGAATTATTAACTATATAAACCCTAACAGCTAATCTATCTGTTAATAACAATGTAGTTGTAGGTACTGCTAAAGATGATAAATATAAATCAAGCAGAGTACCCCCGCTTATTGTTTCAGGAGCTAAAGATCCATTTGCAATACTTGTAAATACAGCCCCGTCATATTTTAAAAGTTCAACGTAAAATTTAGGAGTCCCTCCGTTTGATGACATTGAAAAAAACATCTCAAAGTTCCAAGCACCTCCAGGTATCTCAAGTCTATTTGGATTACCTGCGTCTGTTAAAAATTGTGCAATTAATCCATTACCTGTTAAACTAAAATCAGTACCCGTTCCAATTACCGCAGCGTTTGACATTTGCTTGTAAGTGGCAACTGACGCAGCAACTGAACCATTTAGATAATAGAACACAGATGAACCTCCACCCCCACTTGTTGGAAAAGTCGCTAACTGTCCATCTCCTCTAATATATTGAGAAGCTGTTCCTGCTCCTGTTATTGCAAATGTTCCTGATGTTGTAATAGAGCTCGGTGTAACACTAAATGCAGGAGGCACAGTAATACCTATAGACGTTACAGCCGTAGTTAGGTATGTATTTGTATCCAATGAAAATATTCCATCAGCGGTCATTTTTACAAATGGTGTTCCACTTAACCAAATTGGATAGTCTAATATTCCCCAAGTACCTATAGTTGGAATATCGTCGGTAGTTGCGATTGTATAAGTCCCTACGGATTTATTAGGAAACTCTAATACTACATTCGCTGTTATGTCGTTTACTCTTATAGAGCCAAAGTTATCGTTTTTATAAAAAGTAATCTTACCTCCTCCTAATCCAGGTTCTCCAGGACTTAAATTTACAGAACCAGTTTCAAGTAATTTACTCCAGTACAAGTTAACTCCATAAGTATCAATATTACTATTCCTATTCTCACCTTCAAAATCTGTGGTTAAAAATATACCGTATCCAGCATAATCAGCTATATAATTTGTCTCAGTAGGAGAAACATATTCGTAGTAAGAGTTTAATGAAGTTAATGTATTAGTTAATGTGTAATCTGGAGTATAAGGATTAGTTAGAATTATACTTTCATCTGAAGTATTTCCCTCAGTAAGCACTTCATCTAACGTAGGTGTAGGTCCTCCTCCAGTAGATACGTCAATTAAAGATATTAAATAATCTCTATCTTCCTCTATTGATCCATTACCAGTTATATATTCAAGTGTTACCTCAAAGAAATTAGGTTCTGGAATATACTCTTCTATACTCACTACAGAAAAATATCCAAACTTATTTACATCGCTTGATTTACTAATTAATACCTTTGTTCCTATTAAGAAATTAAGATACTCAGTAACATCATTACCTTTTAAAGTATACTTACTTAATAAAAATGTAGATATATTTGAAAAACTATACGGAGTACCAACCTGTGGATTAAATGTTATTGTACCAGGAAGTCTAGTATCTCCAATTTCAAGAATATCATACCTATATCGTATCGATGCTCCAATATCTATTACCTGATTCTCATTAAAGTATTCAGCTAACTTTGCAGGAGTAAAATTCTTTGTAGCATACTGATTCTGAGCATCAGATCCAATCCACTTATCATTTCCAGCTACCTTCTCATCAATCTTGTATATACTTATTTTTGTCATTTGAATTTATATATGATATACGCTGGTATTATTAGTAAAAGTAACCACCACCAATTAAAACCTGATTTACGTTCAGTTTCTTTTACCTCCTTTATAGCCTCGATTTTTTCAGTAGTCTTTTTTATGCTTAAATCAGACGTTGTTTTATCTGAAACTATACTAGTATTGACTTTTCTTTTTTTGTGGCTAATTTTAGCGTTTAGATAGCTCTTTCCATCTATAACCATGGGCTTGATACTATCGATTGGCTCTATACAAATCTCATCAGTGCTATCTATAACTTTTATAGCTACATTTTCTTTAGTCTGTACGTTATTTTGTACGTCTTCTACACGTGTCTGTTTTATCTCTTCTGTAGACTTATTAACCTTACGAGTGGCACACGATGTTATTATTACTATGCTAACTAAAATATATAATGCTTTCATATAGTCGTCTTCTTGTTAAACCTAGTACTTCTTTTTTATTTACTTTGTTCCACTTCTTGAACTCTAATGCTATTAACGTGTCATTAGGATCTTTATTTACTTTTTTCAATAATGTACTATTCATAAATGCTGCAATTCCAATATTATATGTTAGACTTGTCAGTGCATTTATTTGATTTTGATTTACATCTTTTTTTAATTGTTTTTCTACAGCTAAGCAAAATCTATCGGCAATTAGTTTGAACATTTCAAACGCCTCGTCTTTAGTTACTGGCTTATCTAGTAATGTAACTCTTTTCCCGTTAGGATAATAAGTGTTTCCGTATCCAATCGTAGGGATTTTTGCGGAACATAGGTAAGGTTTTGCACTAAATCCTTCAAATTCTGTAATAAGTTTGTATCCTTTTTCGTTTAATTTCATTTGAACGCTTTAAATAGTAGTGTTATTAGTGCTCCGAATAGTATTACGAATGCTACCTTGAATTGATTAACATATACAGATATTTCATTCTTAAACTTCTCAAGGTCTCCAACCCTATCGTCTATCTCTTTTACTTGATGGACCATTCCTTTAAAGTCATTAAACTCATTACCTAATAATGCTTGTTTAATTTCCTTTATATCTTTGCTTAATTGTTCAAGATTATCCATTCTTCTTAGTTAATCGTTCAACAATATTCGTAGCTCCTTCTATTCCAATGTAAACAGTAGCTATAATAACCCAGTCAGAAGAAGTAAGACTTCCTGAGAATAATCCACCACAAGCCGTTAGAAATACTAATAGCTTGCGTGAAATCCACTTACTTAAAATTATATCTATCTGTTCTTTACTCATCTTACCAAAGTGCTACTACTTTTTCAACAGCATCTACACTTATTATTTCTATAACGCTAAATGGAAGTACAGCACCTTGAATAGGATTATAAAAAGTAACTATATCTCCAGATATATTTTTTACTGTAATAGTAGATTCTGGAACAGATGAGCCAATATATAAATTACATCCACCATTTATTCCTCCAGATACAGACTCTATAATTAATGGGAGAGTATTTAAATCTAATTCAACACCTCTAAGGTACTGTGTTTTTATTACGTTCATAGTATTTTGTTTATTAACAAGTTAGGATTATTAAGTTTAGCCTTACGAGCAGCACATCCACAGTCCTTGCCAGTTTTTTTAGCAATCTTATCTACTACAGACTTTATACCTGTAGCGGTAGTTACCTTCTCTATTGCGTTACCTAATAACATTATTTCTTTTTTTCATAGTTTAACAAGTTTTACAAGATGTGTCTTTATTTTTATTATTTAGTAATGATCCACCACTATTACTGCTCTTTGCTTTTTCAGAATTTATATTTGCTCTTTCTTGGATTCTTTTTCTATATTGATCAAAAGACTCGTCAGAAGTTTTGTTTTTATTATAATCTGATATTTTATTCTCTATAACCTTCTCTTTCTTAGATTTAGGAGTAAACTTATCCTCCTTCTTCATTAAAGGAGCCGAAATTTCTTGCTTCTTTTCTTCAGCTGCTTTAGGAATAGGTGCAGATGTAATCTCTCTTGATCCAGAAGTTGCTGTCTTAGAAGATTTTGCCTTAGATCCTACAGATGATATTGAAGGTGAAGCATTTGTTCTTTTAGCTGAAGTATTAGTTGACGTATCGCTCCAAGATTGTCTGTAAGTTACAGCCCCAGTATCTGGATCTGTAGTTTGAGTTCTTTTTATAATCGGATCCGACTTAGTACCAGCCTCCTGAGCTAATCTTTTAGCAGCAATTGCTACTAAGGCAGAATTTTTCATTGGAATATTGTCCATTACTTCTTCTTTTTAGTTTTACCAGCAACACTTAAAGCGATTGCTACTGCTTGCTTAACTTTCATTGCTGGATGTTTTTTCATCTCAGTTCTAATATTTGAACTAATTGTTTTTGAATTATTTTCCCTTTTTAACGGCATTTCCTTGTTTTTTAACGTTACCCTTTAAATAAGACATCTTTCCATCTAAAGATTTCTTTGAATCCCATTTTTTAGTTAATTCTAGTATCTTTTTCGTTGGCATTTTTTATTTGCAAAGATAGTAAATTATAATTTTACTATAGTTAGTATTCTATTATTTAATATACATCTACCAACATCGGTTCTCCAATTTATACTAATAGGTTGTGTACCATCAACAGTTGTAACACAAGTTAAAGCTACATCTTCTGTATACGTGTAGTATCTTCTTAATCTACTGGAGTTTGGAACCATTGTATTCCCATTATATATACTAAACATATTAGTACTACCTAATTGTTGAGTATCATCATAAGCATTTCCATTAAATATACTTGTTGCAAATATAGTAACATTTCCAAAATTAGTACCCATATCTCCTGTTATTACTGCTAAAGCTGTATTTGCAACATTACCTTGATTTGTAAAGCAAAGGAAGTTTTCCAATATACCCATATTGATAACACTTATTGCAGTTGGTTTAGATTGTATTCCTGAGCTAAATGCTAAAGCACCACTTGTAGAAAACAATCTACCATTAAAAATACAATTTGCACCTAAAGCAGCAGCTGCTCCATAAGCAATAAAGTTTCCACTAACAACATTATCTGCACCAATTCCTACAGCTCCAATAGCCATAAAAAATACATTAGCAGCATTAGCACTATTACTCAATTGAATAGTGGTTGCAATTGCTGTGTTTATAGCTCCTGTTACTCTAAATATAAATAAAGCATTTGGATCACCTCCACCATCAAGCGTTAGTGTTCCAGCAACTGACATAGCTCCTGAAACTGTATAAACTCCAGCTGTAATAGTTTCTCCTGAACCAAAAGTTAATCCATGAGTTCCTGTAGCTGGTGTATTTAATAGTGCTAGATACATATTCTGTAAATCTAGTGTAGCTATTGTACAAACATTTCCAGGTATTACATCATAGTTTCCATTAAAATCTACTTTATAAGTTCCTGCAGGGGGAGTTATAGTCATACCTGTTACTACTACATCTGTTAAAGAAGTTGTTGATACTTCTTCTGATGCATTTATAGAGTTATAATATCCACCACTAACTGTAACTACATTCCCATTTGCATCAACTCCTATTGCTTGTCCTGTTGATGTTGGAGAAGAACTTGTTAGTCTTTCAAGTCTTAGACCAGAATCATTAGCAGCTTCACCATATATATGAAGTCTTTTTGTTGGCGCTATTGTTCCTATACCTATCTTACCTACATTGTCTATATAAAGTCTTGTAGTTGATGACGTCCTTAAATGTAAAAAATTCTGATTACCCCCATAAAACATAGTTGAACCTGATAATTCAGCTACATATACATCGCCAATAGTTATTGAATTATTTGCAGGAACAAGATTAATACCTAATAATCCTGTTGCATCAGCAGCTCTTATGCTTCCTATTACATGCAAAGGTACTTGTGGACTTGTTGTGAGTATTCCTAATCTATTATTTGTGTCATTCCAAAAGAAATTAGGATTATCTTGCGCAATTGTTGTTCCATTTGAGAATAATACAGATCCAGATGTTAATGGACCTATAACTGCTCCTGGACCTTGTGGACCTATTGGACCTTGTTCTCCAGCTGGACCTACAGCACCTTGTAATGCAAGTAATGCCCAATGTGTTGGATCTAAGTAAGGCTCTATAGTTCCATCAGTAGCTAATATACAGAAATAAGAACCATTATTATTACCAACAGCATCATCCTCTATATAAGAAGTTCCTGATTCCCATTCTCCTCTCCATTCTAATCCTGCTGGACCAACTGCACCTGGTGCTCCTGTTAATCCTATCTCTCCCTGTGGACCAATAGGTCCCTGTTCTCCAGGACCTACAAATTCTGCAATATCCTCTATGGTAAAAGGCTCTGTTGTTTTGTTCAACACAGCAGACTTTCTTTCTACTAAGTCAACCGATGTCGCTATTCCTATAAATCTTGTACCATTTGGTATCATATCGGTAAATGTTATATCTTTGCAAAGATATAAAATATAATCTAATGGAATTTAAACCAAAATTACGTAAAAACTACGACAGATACGAACCAAAGTACGACTACTTGAAATATTACAAGGTAGTTCGGTACTGGGTAAAGCGAAAGTATGGTGTCGGAACATCTGACCTTGAGATGCTGTGCTTCTTGTACACTCAAAAACTATTCAAGCGTGCAGACTTTAAAGAATACGAGTGCCTATTCGCATGGGATGTGAATCGATTCCAAAGACTTATGGATGAGGGGTGGATCTCTCGTTGGCGTGAACGCAAAGGAACAGAGGGTGCTTTATATGAACTATCACAGAAGGGTAAGCTGTTGATTACTACCGTGTACAGAAAGCTAAATGGAGAGGAGCCTATATCTGAGGCTCAACAGAACAATCCACTATTCAATACAAACGTGTCATATACTGACAATATGTACAAGAGAATTATAAAGACAATGAATATAAACTATGCCGAAAAAAGAAGGCTGAAGAAGATAGACGAAATCGCCTTTCAAAAACAGCCTTGTACAATTGAAAAAAGGAAAGCTATAGGACTACCACCACATCCCTTTCTTGAATTATAGTATAGGGTATATTCTCTATTAACATAGTATATCCAGCTCCTTTATCGTAGTAGATATAATTTCCCTCGTTAACGCAGTCTACATTCGTGCCTGGCTTTACTACTAGCCCCTTCTTGTATCTAAACTTCTCAGCATCACTACCCGTAAGTAGTAACCCTGATTCTGTTTTTATCTGTTCATCAATCGTTGTGATTAAAATGTATTTATTTATTGGAATTGCTGTCATCATTACGCTCGTGTCATTGTTATAATTGCATTTGTACTTAATATCGTAGTGGCTACACTCACCGCATTCTTCAGTGCGTTCTTCGTAACCTTCAGTGGATCAATTACACCCATCTTGAACATATCACCATATACCTCATTCTTAACATCATACCCTTGATCCTTACCAAATGGAACCTCCATCACCTCATAACCATCCAACCCAGCATTGGTCATGATCTGTAGCAATGGTGCTTGTATAGCCCTTGCTATAATATGCATCGCTGCGTACTGGTTAGCACTAATGTCATCAATCGTGTCATCTGCGTTAGCGATAATCGTGTAAGACTCACTGAATAAGGCTAAACCTCCTCCTGGCAAGATACCTTCCTCTAATGCAGAACGTACAGCACATACTGCGTCATCAACTCTGTCTTTACGTTCTTTCTGCTCAAGGTCTGAGTTACCTCCTACGTAAATTACACCAATACCTCCTGTCAAGCTAGCAATACGCTGTTTGATAAAGTCCTTGTCTGACTTTCTATTTGATAGGTTATAGCTATCCCAAAGCTGAGAAACTCTATCGTTGATCTCGTCGCTTGCAACCTCTGACCTTACAATCACAGTGTTGTCTCTTCCTACAATGATCTTGTCTGCTCTACCAAGGTCGTCAACGCTAATAAGGCTCAAGTCATCTCCAGTGCTCTCTGAGAAATACTTAGCTCCTACAGCCAGTGCAATGTCACCCATCAACTCGTTACGTTTATAACCAAACTGAGGAGGTATAATGTTGCATAACCTCAATCCCTTCTGTACTACGTTGGCAGCCAATGTGTTAATAACATTCTGACTACACGTACCGATGATCAATAGCTTCTTCTGTTGCTGTATAACTGGCATAAGTACCTTCTCAATTGACAAGATATTATTTATCTCTTGATCCGTAACAAGTACCAGTACATCATCCATAATGCACTCGTCTTTCTTATGGTTGTTGATGAACATGTTCGATGTATATCCTCTATCAATCTTAATACCATTGGTAACCTGCGTATACGTCTCTGATGTCTGAGAGTCCTCGATAGTGACAATACCATCCTTACCAACCTTCTCGTATGTGCTCGCTATAATACCGCCAAGCTCCGTGTCATTGTTGGCTGAGATTGATGCCACGTTCTTCAGCGTCTTTCCGCTAACCTTCTTGGACCTCTTCTCCAGACTAGTTACCAACCTATCAGTTACGTCGTTCATGTGTCTAATAACCTCTGTGATGTTGTGCTTGTCGTTCAAAATCTCTTGACCTTGCTTAACAATAGCCTCTGTAAGCACAATCGCTGTTGTGGTATTGTGAGTAGGAATATAATTATCTGTTATGTATAAGTGGTTTTCATTACTTACCTTTATACACATCATTTCTGTTCTAATTCCAGTATTTACTACGTTTACTATTTTAGCTCCGTACTTATATCCAGATAATTGAGCTATTCTATGAATACTTTTATTTGAGTATGAATTAACATCATTCTCTCTTGAATGTAATCTCCTGTTAAAAGAATGACCAAGACTAACGATTAATTCTTGAAAGTCGTCAGCTAATTTATCAGAAACCGTACTAAATTCAAATAACCCTCTTTTATTAATATATCCGTCAGTAGCTAATAGTCCTTCTAATAATCTTTTTCTATCCTCTATTGGGGAATATAAATAAGTTTCTGGTATTAATTTCGTATCGCTTTTTGTTCCAAGTAAACCTATTGAATTAACTAAATCAAACATAGTAAGTCCAGATTCAGTAACTCCTTTAAATTTTACTCTAAAATAATTCTTATCATCACACCATCTAACTGATGTAGTTATTCCGTCTGGAATAATTATACTGCTAATTATATGTTCTTTATTTAATCCAAGAGATAACTCAATAGCTCCTGTTCCGCTTAAACTACCATCACCAAGAAGTACACCTACTAAAAATGGATCTAACGGCATAGGATTTACTTGAGTAAACTCAACTGGAGACGTTTCTATAAAATATTTGTATGTATTTGAATTATCTTTATTTAAAGATGAAAAATCTTTCATTATATCTAAAGTAGTAATAGTTTTAGATACTCCGTAATTAGTTGTAACGGTCCATAAATGATTTTCAGAACACTCAACTAACCTTCCATCTCCAAATGAAACTTCGTATATGTCTAAATTTCCTTTAGGGAATACCCCTAAAACAGTTTGACTAGTTTCGTGAGTTCCGCAAATAGTATCTCCAACACTTAAATCACTTATCTTAGTCCATCCAAATGGGGTTAAGACATTGGCATCTAATGGTTGTGGTCCATCTCCTGCACTAGTCGCTGTGCGATCTGCCGCTTCCTTCATCATCTTAACTGCTAGGTTCTCTACTGGATCGATGAGGTAAATAGACTTGGCTACTGTTACCCCATCTTTCGTGACTGTAATTCCATGCGTGTGCTCTGGTGATTCAATCAAGACTGTCTTACCTCGTGGTCCGAGTGTGCTCTTAACTGCCTTGGCAATAGTGGTGATGCCATTAATTAACTTATCCCTTCCTTCTGTATCGAAGACTAAATCCTTTGGACTGTAACTCATTTTATTATATTTAATTGTTTTATGGGACAAATATACAAAAAAAAACGCATATCACTTAAGACACACGTTTATCTGTTATACTTTACTCAAATATAACTTTCACCCAACTATAACATCATGATGTCCAAAATCGTTGCTGCCTTGGCTGTCCACAACTATTTCTTCATGATTATGTTATGATGAACTATTAGTTATATACTCTTATTTCAATTAACGTATTATTTAGTATTCCATCTTTTTCTATACTATTATTATTAGTTATATCTACATCTACTGTAGTTAATACTAAATAATTAGTCTCTCCTTCATCAAGTATATTTGCATAAGTACAGTACGTATTAAGTCCTGATATTACTCCAATACTTACATTACCATTAGGATTAGGGCATACTGTTTTCCCTATTGTAAAAAAATTAATCCCATTAATTAAATATACTCCAATTCTATCGTATGTAAACCAAATATCCCCAATAGTGTTTTCTAATACAGTTGCCACTGGAGCATTTTCTCCGCTTTGTGTTAACAAAGCTGTATAAACCTTATAGCCCTTAATATCATCAAGAGTAAATGCCTCAGTCTGATCATTAACCAACTTGCTCCTTTTTTCAGTTAGATCTACGCTAGGAGCAATGCCTATGAATCTAAACCCATTAGTAGCCACTACTTCTTCTTCATGATTATGTTATGATGCAATGGACCTTGCTTCATAGCATCTGCCATAGCCATAGCATTTGCCATTCGCATCGTCTTTTTAACTTCCTTCTGAGCCTTAGCAGCCCGTACTATCTTTGTGATACCAATCGTCTGGTCTGGCATCGGGTTGTTTATGCAGTTCTTCATAGTTATTTGTTTTTATTTTTTTTATACCCATTTGCTGCGAAATCTTTAGATTCCTTTTCTGTTTTAAATGGACCATATCTTTCTCCTCTTGCTACGGCAGTATCTGCAAATGCAAAAGATTTTGAAGGACTTTCATACCAATCCTTTGGATCTTTAGAAGAAGTTCCCTTTCTATCTTTTGGATATATTGTAGGAGCTGCATAATATTTACCATCTGACTCATATGAAGCCATTTTATGCGTTGAAGTAGTATTATCAGAATTTTGTCTATACTCTCCATTATTCCATCTTTTTACAATTACAGATTTTGGATCAACAAATCCAGGATTATTTGTAGAGGCTAATGGAGTATCTGCTCTTGATTGTTTTTTAATGTTTAACCCTCTCATATCTATTTTTTTTTGCAAAGTTACAAATTTAATTCCATCTAATCATGATGCCAATAAATAACAAATACAGCTCAAACTCACTGTAAGGGAACTCCTCATCTGGGTAGTTAAATGTAAATCCTATTAGTGGTCCGCTTGTAAATCCTAGTTCTATCTCCATGCGACAAAGATAGTAAAAAAAAATTATTATATATCTGTAAGTATCGGGTTATACCCCTGATCTGCGTAAACCTTCCAGAAAAGAAACCCAACTATTTCGACCACCTGGGGTACCATTTCCAACATTTCCCCTCAAACTTTTGGCGTTTTTGTCCCACCACCTGCACGGACGGCAACAGTCATGACAAACATTGTCATCGGCAAAGATAAAGCCCACGTGTTATGCGGGCTTGCTTGGTTGTTAGTTGGTTCGTCGGTCTTCCTTATACTTGTCGATCACGTCCCTATATGTAAACTCCTTTGGATCCAAAACCTTTGGTAATTTATTAGCTTGTCTATACAGTCGAGCCTTCTCGTTTATAACGTCCTTGTTTTTATGTCGGTACGTCTTACGGTACTCGTTAGCCTTGTCCTTCTCGAGTTGCAATACGTTAGCCCTCGACTCATTCCGTTGGTTCTCCTGCATTAAAAAATTAATATAAACACTTTCACAATCAAAACAATTATCAACACGTCCACGAGTCAAAAATTCATTCTCTTGAAATTCTCTAGGTTCTTTTTCCAAACCACATTTTAAACACTTCATACTTTTGTAAATTAAATAGCCCAATAAAAAAATGTAGGTTCTCATGCTACATAAATTTAAAGGGCTTAGTCTTTTTAAGTTGCCATATTTGAGAACGCAACCGAAATACAAAGATACAAAATATAAACCAATATATAAATTAGTGTCGATTATTATATATTGGTGTCGACCTTATGACGATTTTACGACGAAAATAAACCACAAAAAATCAATGAATATAAGTCCTAACGTAAATTAGTGTCGTGGTGACGTTTTTATAGTCAATACTAGCTATATATACATCTCCCCTTTTTAAATACTTTTTTTTATCTCATAACATTAAAAAAAATCAGAATGAAATGATAAAATCCTTCTTAGCCCTTTGATACCAAGACTTAAGACCATGACAAACTTTTTTAAAAACGTCGTAAAAACGTCGCAAGAATTAAAAAAACGTCGCAGCCCTTGTAAACATTGGTATAAAAACGTCGCAGTCAATGACACCAAGGGTTCACGTTGTTTATTGTTTTTATTGGTATTTTGATTCTAAGGAATAAACTCAGGATTTTAATGCTAGTGTATGTATTGGTTTATTATCGTGGCGCAAATGTAGCTTAAAATCGATTTAGGAGGTCGCACGTGCTGACTAACCCCCGTTAGTTAAATTTACTCAAAATATCATTTACATATTATAGTACTAATAATGATAAAAGCCCTATTCTATTGACTTGTATAATATCTTTATGGTTAAACCCTATTAATCAAAACAAACTATCGTTGATAATCAAGTAGTTAGAAAATAAACTGTTAAAGTTTTCCCAATTTTTTAGCAAGTATAGTTTGTAATTCAAACATGCGTTGTAAGTTTGTACCAGCAAAACAGATAAAGGATATTATTTAAAATCATAAAGTTTTGTTAAAAATTTGCAGGTATCAAATAAAAGTATTTAATTTGTACCATAATAATAAAGCAGTAAAATATTCAGGTTGACGTGTTTAAAAACATTAGTTAACGGTGTTGAGGTCGAAAGGCTTCCGCCAGGTTTAATAAACTTATGCAATGCGCTTGCATATCTTTATTAAGCGATATAAGACTATATTATTGTGATATATTAACGGTGGTTCGCAACCCCTATAGTCTACTAACATTTAAACACTATGCATTATGAACACAAATTTAAAAAATGCAGTTTTAGAACAAATAGGAATTTCAAAAAAAGAATTTAAAAACAATGCTTCAGATTATGCGGATGCATCAAACGGGGTAAGCGGTTTTATTTACTGTTCAGATACTCACAAATTTGCCTTAGATAATCAAAACGAAATTAACAACCTATTGGATGAACTTGCAGACGACCAAGGAATTGAAGTCGTGGAACTAGTGAAAAGTTTCGGAGTGTTCAGAGGAAATATGGATAAAGAAGAATTAAAAGACCTTTATAAATTCATATCAGGAAATAAAAACATAAAACAAGGAAGCGTAACAAACGTTTTAGCGTGGTTATGCGTAGAACAATTATCTTTCGAACTTAATAACTAACATCATGAAAAAAACAGCCCTACAATTAATAATCGCCACTATTGGCATATTAACAACATCGAGCCTAGTATTAATCGCGTGTATCATAGCAGGCATAATAACACTATTGAAATAATGGAAGCAACATTTTATAAATTTGGAACGAATAAACACGGATATTTTGTACAAGACAAAACAATTGACTTTAAAAAAGAAATAAGCAAAAAGGACTTGTTTAATATGGTTAAACTAGATCACCCAGTATTAAGCAACAAAGATTATTTTAATATCTTACTAAGTAAAAAAACTTTTTTAAGTAGCAACCATTATATAACAATATTATGAAAACATTTTATTTAAACAACAGCGCAAAGCACCACGTTAACGAGTACACGAACCAAGACGGCAACCACTATTCCGACCTAATAAGCTATGAGACACGCGTCGCCAGTTACAACCACACCACAAATGAAATAAGCGTATACGGTTGGCATAGTAACACAACACAAAAACACGTTAACGCCTTCTTAGAATTTTACGGCTTCGACAAACAAACTAAACAACAACTTTTAAATCAAATATAACATGAGTTATTTAACACTACCAAAACGGGTTTCAAACAGCCCGTTAATCGATTATAAAAATTATCCAGACGGATCATATATTAACCTTATAAAGTTAATAAAACCATACGCCAACGGCAACGCTTGGGCAGTACATGAGACCACTTCTAATCCATTTTGCTCAAATGGTTTATTTAAAACCGAACAACAAGCTAGAGATAAATTTGACCTAATGGTAAGAAATAACAAAGATAAAACAGTAAAATCATGACATACAGCGAAAAAATAGAGAAACAAATTGAGAACGGATCCATAGATACAAAAGACTTACAATGTGATTTTTTTAATTATCTAGTATTAAACGGATATAATAGAGACGAAGCAAATAATTTCACACGTAACAACTTTGAAAATTTACTAACATTTGAACAAAACAAGCAAAATTTTAAAAAATACATATCATGACAACATATAAATATTTAGCCGAGACAGCAGACAGACGCACGGCACAATACAAGAAAGTACAAAACGACTTAGACGAACTAATACAAAAGTACGGCTACAACTCAAAACAAGTAAATAAATACTTTAATAAAGAAATACTATGACACAAACAGAAATAATCCAATCACTGGATAACTGCATTGAAATTGCAAAAAATTCAGAAAATAAGTATATTGAGAACAGGCTTACGGAAATTGCAAATTCCTTAATGAATGACAGCGTAAAACACGCAAAACAGACATTAAAAGACGCTGGGTACTTCGTAGACAACCTTTGGCACGTGAACGATGTACAGGACAACTTCGAGTGCGACGAAGAAACGGCTCAAAATATATTGTATTGGAGTATGACTAGTCCAGCAGTGATTGAGTACATTAACGAGACAATAAACAGAGTAGCAACAAACGAACAACTTAACACAAAATAACATGGAAATAATAGTTTTTGAACAAGACAACAAACAAGTAATTCAAAAAGGAAATAGAATATGAAAGCCGAATATATTAAGATGCGCAACACTAAGCAGTATAACCTTAGTTGGTTCCACAGATACTACCTAGAGAGCAGTAAAGACAACATCAACATTAACAAGTTCGCCATGATATTCAATCAGGTATCGCTTGACAACATTTTGGAACACCTTGATAAGAAGTACGACCTAACGGGATTGTACGATAAAAATAATAACTTAATAAAAATAGTATTATGATTATCATTAACGGAAGGTGGACAACCCAATACGGTGAGCCACTAACAACACCACAACAACATCAGGACTTCACGGACAGGCTAAACAGAGTTAAGCAGTTCGCCTCTGGCAGGACGTTAACGCCTAGAAAAGTTGAGGTATTGTTTAAGATACTTGACACCAACGAGGTTACAGATAATGCCATGACAAAGTTATTGGAGATGAGTAAAAAAGAAATAAAGAACCTATGTTTGGTATAGGCGACAAAGTAGTATGCGTTGATTCAAGTAAGCAACCGCAAACGGCAGACGAATTAGCGATAGACGTACCTAATTGGGTGCAGCAGGATAAAAGGTACACAATACGAGCTATAGAACATCACGACTTCGGTGCGGTAGGCGTACTATTGGAAGAAATTGTAAACCAACCAAAGTATTTTAGGTTGGTAGGTAAAGTAAAGGAGCCAATGTTTGCAGAATGGCGCTTCAAAAAACTAAAAGAAAATGAAATTAAACAACAACATTATGAAAATATCAATTTACAAGAAAGGATTTACGGGTAGACTATTCGATGTATACACTTCAGACGAGTTCTTTAAGCAGGAGTTTGTTATGAAGGTTAGTTGGAATAAGATAGAGTTCACGAGACCTACGGTAGACACGAAGACTAAGATCAGGAGAGCCTCAAAAAACAACAAAGGATTTAGATTTACGATAGCACTTGATGAAGACGCATGTGGCAAGTATGATATAGAACAAGACGAAGATAAACTAATAGTACAACTAGTATGACAACAGTAGAATATTTACTAAAAAAACTTGAAACAGATGAGCTTTGTATTGAACAAGCCAAAGAATTTGAAAAAGAAATGTTATTCCAATGTTGGAAAGCATCAGAGCAGAATATGAGATCTCAGTTCAGCAGTTCAGCATACAAGAACATAACATTCGATACGTGGTTTAAACAATTTAAAAAGAAATAAGATGAAAGCAATATTAGAAGTTATAATAATATTATTTTTTATAATTGGTGTTTTTACGATTGCAGGAATAGTAATAGAATATTTAGTAAACAAATTTAGTAAATAAAATGAAGCCATCAGAAGTAAAAAGTATTAGATTAATGACCAGAGTATCTCAAAAAGAAATTGATGCTTTAGGAGGTCGTAAAAACGTATTAAAACTACTCAAGGCTATAGTAAGAATAAGATTAGATAACAAGTTAGAAATAATAAAACAATATGAACATCAGAGAGCAAATTTTTGAACAAGCCTACAGCGATAGGTTAGGAGTTAAGATAACAACGCCAGACTCGGTATCTGTAATTTACAGAGGCGTTAAGGTAGAGAATAAAGACGGTAAGGCAAGGGTACTAAACATGTCCCTCAATGGAGACTTTTATAAGGAGATAACGCAGGATCAGTACGATATATTCCTTAAGTACGGATTCAGGAGAGGCGTATACGAGGTATGCATGACAAACTATAAGCGCACGTTAGAGATGCTATCTAAGAGTATAAGCAACGAAGTATCCAAGCGCAATAATGTAAAGCATTACGAGGCTTTAAAAGAGTACAGAAACACAATAATGACAAAAATTACCGATACATTAAAATTAAAACAAGCAATATGAGAACATTAGAAGAAGTAAAACAACATTTTAAAGGAGTAGAGACAGCAAAATGTTTCGTAAATGGTAAAAAATTTAACTTTGAAGATGCAGACGAAAGAGGTATACATTGGGAGCTTAATAGTTTTTGGATTACAAACAAAAAAAATGGTCATGCAAGTATGGTATATTCTACAATAAGTAATGAATTTGCTGAAATAATTGAAAAAGAAAATGTATTCCAATTCTATTCAGAAATATTAGACGAGTGGTTAGAATTGTCACCTGACAGAAAATACAGAATTAAACCAGATCATTCAATAGAGATTGCAGAGTTAGAGAGAAAAATTGAAATCTTAAAAAATTTATAACATGAGACTAGACGACAACTACAGTATTGACACAAAAGGAGCAGGAACAGTTCTAAACTTCCAACAACAACGCCAGAGAGAAAAGAATAAAGTAATGGTAGATTTCATCCACAAAGACAGTTGGTTCTTCTTATCTTTGCCACAGGCATTGAATAAGTACTTAGATTTAAAGTTAGAAGGATCAGAGGACGTTAAGGACTGTTTAAATAAGATCGAAGAGGTTAGACAAATAATTAAACAAATTAAATAAAATTATGGGAAACTGGAGAAATTCATTTACATCGCCATTTATGGCAAGTTGGGATATAGACAAGCCAACAATATTAACGATAGAATCTGTAGAACAGAAAGTTGTGCAGTTACAAAAGTCAGAGCAAAAAGTATTAGCAACATTTGTTGAGAAAAAGTTTGACAACGGAGAGGAAGTTAAAAAGATGATATTAAATGCGTCAAATTGCAAAATACTTCATAAAGCTACAAATTCAAACAACACAGATAACTGGAAAGGTATTAAAGTTGAGATTGGAGTAATTGCCAACAAAGGAAGGATTGGAAACGAACTTGGATTATCTATTTTAAGGGTTATCGGAACGCAACAAACACCAACGGTAATTGAACTAAAAATTGACGACGCAAATTGGAGTAAGGTATTGGAATACATAAAAGCTAATAAACACTTAGGATTGGCTCCAATAGTAAAAAACCTACAATCAAAATATACTATATCAACAGATGTTAAAAAAGAACTTGGAAAAATACTAGGATAAATATGAAAGAAATAATAAATAATTTAAGAGATGATTCTAAATATTATGGATCATACGGAGACCAATTCTTATCAAATAGCTCAGTAGGAGTATTACTAAATAATCCTAAATTATTTGGAGTAAAGCAACAACCAACCGTGCCAATGCTACAAGGTAGCTACTTCCATACAGCACTTCTGGAACCTGAGAAGTTAAACAACTTTGAAATAGTTGAAGCAAGTACAAGGAATACAAATATTTATAAAGACGCTTCAAATGGTACATTATTACTTCTTAAAAATGAAGTAGATAATCTAAATGAAATGATTAAAACTATCAAATCTAATTTTAAATTTTATGAAGATATTTATTCAGAAGGAAATGTATATGAAGAACCAGCGGTAAAAGAACTGTTTGGGCACCAATTCAAAGGTAAGTGCGATATTATAACAAATGATTTTTTAATTGATATAAAAACAACATCAAGCATTAAAGATTTTAAATGGTCAGCTCGTAAATACAATTACGATTCGCAATCGTTTATATACCAACATTTATTTGGGAAACCATTAGTTTTTTATGTAATAGATAAAACAACACTTGACTTAGGTATTTTTGAATGTTCTGAAGAATTTATAATGAATGGAAGAGCTAAAGTATTGGAAGCAATAGGAATTTATGAAAAGTTTTATGGTAAAAAGGCTTCAGAAGATATAAATAATTTCTTTTTGCAAGAAGAATTGTAATTATTATATTATATTTGCATTTCAGCTACGTGGTATAGTGGTATTATATTGAGTTTTTCCTCATTGAGGCAGGTTCGATTCCTGTCGTAGTGCTAAACAAACAGGGTAGCCGAAAACTGATTAGAGTAGGCGAATTTAAAATAAAATAAAAATGGAATTAACAGGGAAAATTGAAGTAATTAGTTTGAATGTAGGAAATGAAAAATTCAAAAAAAGCGAATTAGTAGTAACCACAGATGAAAAATATACACAAAGTATCTTAATTGAGTTTGGTGGTGATAAATCAGACTTAATAGATGCTTATAAAGTAGGAGACGAAGTAGAGGTATCGATTAATATTGGAGGTAGAAAATGGACTAATCCAGAAGGTATTGACAAGTACTTCAATTCGATAAAGGGATGGAAAATCAAAAAACTATCTGAAGAGGCACAACCAACGCAAGCACAGGAACTAGCAGATATTCTTCCATTCTAAACTAACTAAGCCTCCTGTAAAACGGAGGCTTTTTAACAAAACAAATTATGAAAAACACAATAAATTATTTAGGACACGAGTTTGAATATAGATTCAGTTATTCACCAGGAAGACCAGCAACTCACGAAGATCCAGAAGAATATGAAGAGTTTGATATTTACGACATTACATTAAATGGTATAGACGCAACTGACTTATTAGACAGACAAATTGATGATTTTGAAGGAGAAGTAATTAGATACCTTAAAGACTAATGGAAAATATAGCAGCATTTTTAGTAGGATGTTTCTTCGTCCTATTTATATGGGTAAATACTTGGATCTATGAACAGTGGAATAATAAATTGAAGTAACGGATGGTGTTACCGCTAGTTGTGGGTTTTTACCGAAAAATTAATTATAAATACTAAATACAAAAAAATATGGGATGTGATATACACAGTTTTGCCGAAATAAAAAGAAACGGTAAATGGGAAAAAGTAGGAGAACATTTTTCGTTAGGAGAATGGGAAAAAGAATATTATAAAAAAGAAAAAAACGACAGTCCTTTTGATTGGAGAAGTTATTCAATGTTTGCATTTTTAGCTGATGTTAGAAATTATGACCATTGCGAACCAATAAGCGAACCAAAAGGAATACCCGAAGATGTTTGTGACGAAATCAAAAGCGAATATGATGATTGGGAAAGTGACGCACATTCATCGTCTTACTTGACACTAAAAGAACTTTTAGATTTTGATTACGATAAAGTGTTTTGGAACAGAAGAATTAATAGAACTACGTATAATGAAAATGGTGGTAGTTATACTAACGGAGCGTCATTAGCAGAAGAAGGAGAAGGAACTAATGTAACGTATAGAGAAAATCTAGGAGAATTTTTCTTTATTCATTTGAAAGAATTGGAAGAATTAGGAAATCCTGATGAAGTCAGAATAGTTTTTTGGTTCGACAATTAACTAAATTTCATTAAGAACCGCTAATGTAGTAATTAGCATCTAACGGCTGCGGGTAGCATTGCAGAGCGGGATTTGAAACCGCTACACTATCCACCGCTACAAAAAGATATTGAAAGCAGTAAAGTTAAATATGCCGTAATACCCCGCTTTGCTGCTACCCGTTGTTAGGGGCTGGTATTAATAAATAAACAAAATGCAAGTTGAAAAATTACCGCAAGACGATTGGAAATTAGACAAAATTGAGTTAGAATTTAAATCTTATGGTGAAGACCAAGGAAAATACGTTGGTAAAATTCGTTTTCAAAATGGCGAATACGAAAGTTTTTCTTTTAAAATAAGACCTGATATGGCACAGCCTTATATTGAATTAATAGGTGCTGATATTGTTAAATGTGCTGAGTCGCTTGGAGCAAGATTGGCTGAGTCACTTGGATTAAAGAAGTAGTAAAATCGGGGCGAGGTTATACTTGCCCCTAACGGTATCTCGCTTTGTGTCAGTGGCGGATTAAAAAAGACTGACTTTCCGATTAATAACTAAACATACAAAAATGCAAGAAACATTAAATTTAGACCAAAACCCGCCATTGCACAAAACTAGTGTTAGCAAATCGGTTCCGAAAATTAAAACTTATGTGCTAACAGTTTCAGAATTTTTCCCTAAAACGCACAATAAATCAGGATTACCAACAGGATTTATTGATAAAATCGGAAGCAAAATTAAAAAGCACACCATTCGTGGAAATTACGAATTATGGAAAAAAAGAATTGAAGAAATACAAAAAGGAAATGCTGTTTTATCAATTCGTTATTGGCTTGGAAAACCTTATAATTCCAAGCAAAAAGAAGTTCATGTTTTAGATAAATATTCTGGAATTGGAGTTCAAAAATTAACTTTTGAAGAGATGATTATGACTTGCGAAGATGTTTTAGAAACAAAATCAAAAGTAGGACTGCATATTTGGAAACCAAATTTTTCAAATATTAAAACTCTAGCGAAAAATGACGGACTTGAATTTGAAGATTTTAAAGAATGGTTTAAAGGTTATGATTTAAACGAACCAATGGCAATAGTTCATTTTACCGATGAACGTTATTAACTGTTTGCTAACGTTCCCACGATAGGGGCTGTTTGCCTATGCGGTTGCGTAAATTCGGCAAATAGACATTATCGTGTGTTAGCACCAGTAGCGGATTAATTAAACAAAAATATTAACTTAAAACAAAATAAATATGCCACCATTAAAAGAATACAGATTTGAGGATATGATGAACTCAAATGTACAAGTAGTAATTAAATCATACAGCTTTACACAGGCTTATGAAATTTTGGTAATGATAACTAAACACCCTGCGGATTTTAAATGTACGAGTTTGTAGCTATTGGTGCTAACGTACGTTGAGCATTGTTGTAGTTGTGGATTAGGGCTGCCAAATTATCGATTAAACACTAATACAACCAAGTACAAAAACCAATTATTAATTAAGCCAAATGCCACAATTGCCACAACGCATTGTTATATGATGGCTTTTTATTCACACAAATTATGAAAGATTTTAAACAATTCAGAAGAAGTCAAATTGCAGAAATTAGAGAAGTAACAGAAGTAGATATTAATGTATTTAAGAATCACGGATTTATATATATATCAGAATATCTATTTGGTTTTAATATATCAATTTCCGATGCAGATAAAAATAACGGAAGCCCTAAAATTGGCGATATGATTGCAAGAAATCCAAAAGACTACTCTGACCAATGGTTAATAGCTGAACAATATTTCAAAGATAATTTTGAACAGTTAGTTGAGTAAGCTATCATATAACGGAAAAGCTTGTAGCTGTATGCCAAGAAAAACGTGAATCTAAAGAAAATAGTCGTAGCATATAGCTACAAGCGTGTGTTAGGGTGCGTAGTGGGTAATTAAAAATAAAAGTTATTATGAAAAAGAATGTTTTAGAATTATTTGCAGGATCCCGCTCAATAGGAAATAAAGCCGAGCAATTAGGAATGAATGTTTTTAGCGTAGATTGGACACCATACGAAAAAATAGATTTATCAATTGATATTGAATTATTGACTAAAGACCAAGTCCCATTTATTCCTGATGTTGTATGGGCAAGTCCTGATTGCACAACTTATACGATTGCCGCAATATCACATCATAGAAATGGAACAGAACCTAAAAGCGATTATGCTTTAAAATGTGATAATGTAAATAAGCACTGGCTAGGCTTAATAAATGAATGGTTAATCATTAATCCTAAAATGGTATTCTTTATTGAAAATCCTCGTGGAATGATGCGAAAAATGCCGTTTATGAAAGGATTACAAAGAACTACTGTATGGTATTGTACTTACGGAGATTCGAGAGCAAAACCAACTGACATCTGGAGCAATAATATACAATCAATTTTTAATCAAAACGGATGGAATCCAAGAGCTGAATGTTTTAACGGTAATAAAAAATGCCAACACGAAAGCGCACCGAGAGGATCAAAAACAGGGACACAAGGAAAAAAAGGAAGTTACAACCGTTCTAAAATACCTGAATTATTATGCGAGGATGTGCTAAATTCAATTATGAATGATAATCGTAGCTATGCACCCTAACGGCGGATGCTACACGATGGCTGGGAAAAGCACACACCCAAACTTCGGATAATGACTGATTAAAAAAGTACAAACTGAACTTTAAATTTAAAAATTAACCCAACTATTGTATAGCGTATGTTAGCAGTAGTTATAATACAGAATTTGTTATGAAAGCACTATGCTTAATTATTTGGATGATTATTTCATTATTATTTGTTTGCAGTATCATTGGATTGGTAATGTTTATACCTAAAGACAATTGGCAAAATCAAGAAAACACACCATCAACTTGGTATTCTATTGGTAAAAAATTGTTGAACAGTGTGGTTGAATAATTACTGCTAACGGCTGCGGGTAGCATTGCAGAGCGGGATTTGAAACCGCTACACTATCCACCGCTACAAAAAGATATTGAAAGCAGTAAAGTTAAATATGCCGTAATACCCCGCTTTGCTGCTACCCGTTGTT